GAGGAAGAACAGCCTTATAAACAAATGTATCAGCAACTTAAAGCTACAGGGCAACTTGCCAAGAAGTATAATCCTACTACAGGAAAGGTTGAAGAGGTTAATCCTTTTACCCAATCTGTAGTAGATTCTGAAGGAAATTTAATTCCTCAAACTAGTATAGACTACGGAGATATTAGAAAAAGAGGTGACTATATAGATTATATAGGTAAAAATATTGTAGACCCTCTTAATAAGAGAATGAGGGATTTAGGGCTTAAATATAAACAAGGCCCATTTGCATTTACTAAAACAAGTATTCAAGGTAAACAGGTAGGCATGTCTCCTGAAGAAGCGGCTGCTACTGTAGATAATAATGTAGCTAAAAGATTCCTAGAAGAAAATCCTACATTTGCATTTGAATTTGGGAATGATGTAGAAACTGCTAAAAACTATATTAAGGATATAGTTAAACAAAAGGCTATAAAACAAACAGATTATCAGTATGGTAATTTGTCAGACCCATTAGCAGGAAAAAAATATAAGGCATCTTTAGAGGCTAGTAAGTCTAAAGCAGGATTACCAAGTAATTTCTTACCGCCATCAAAAGAACAGGGGGAAGTAAACCCTTTCATAACTGCTAGGCAGCAAGGAGGTGAAACACTGCATCAGTTATATAAATCCTCAGTAGGGAAAGATTATAAAAACCCTAATGAGGTATTAGCAGGTTTTAGTAAAACTGCTGCACAAATAAAACAGATGAGTGCTAAAAAGAATTTAACTCAGGCAGAAGCATATCAACTTTCTAATCTAAAAACTACATTAGATAAGCAGCGCAAAGATTTCTTAAGGTATAATAATGAGGTTGCTGAAAGAAAGACTAATTGGTTTGACCAAGCAGCCCAATCCATAACAGGTAGTCCAGATGCTAGATATAAAAATTTAACATCAGAGCAAAGAAGAAAAGTTAGAGCACAAGCACCTAAGAATGAAGAACAGTGGGCTAAATACTTTGATGATGATTTAGAAGGTAAGACATTGACTTATAGAAATGAAAGACCTTTAGAACCTGAATTGCAGAAATATATAGGAGCAGGAATTAACTATTCTGGAAATTACTTTAGAAGTAGTAAGGGGGGAACTGCTAGTAAGAACTTTAAAGATGTTGCAGATGAAGCGGGGGTAGATGAATTAGCATTAAAACAGGCAATTCAAACCAGAGCATTCCCTGTACATAGAATAGATGCTACTGGTGAATATGCAATTAGAATACCTAAAGATTTGAAGATTAATCCTTCAGGTAAACTAGACTACAAGAAAACATCTACTAAAAAAGATGCAGTTACCCTATACTTTACTTTTGATGATGCTACTCAACAGATGAGTGAAATGCTTAGATGGGCAGAACAAAATAGATTTGAAACTGGTAAGAAAAGTAAGACTTTTCAAACACCTGTTGGTAGTATAACTATTGAGAAAACAAGACAACCCGGTATATTTAAGGCTAATAATCAACTGGTAACTAAGGAAGGATTGGAGAGGTATATGTTAAATGCTTCGGATGAATATATCTCAGATAGATATAGAGTCTATCTACCCTCTAAAAAACTTAATCAACCAACTGAAGAATACTTGGAAGAGTAGTATATTTTGTTGTGTATTAATCAAGTATTTTATATAATTGCCTACTAATTTAAACTGATAATGGGAAAAAAGAGATTAGATACATATGCAGATTTTAACCCAACTCCTAAACAAAATACTCCTATTTTTGAAGGATTGGGGAAAGCCTATGCTAAGAGCACTTTAACATCCCCCGAATTTGCTGGGGATTATGGTTTAAGAGATACTACAAAGTATGATGTAGGAACTGTAGCAGAAGATATACCTAATATTGAAAGAATTAGAGGTGAAAGACAATCTGCATTATCTCAAGCAGGTGCTTTTGCTAATCAAGCAATTCTAGGTGAAGTAGTTGGCGGTACAATAATGACATTAGGAGCATTAGCGGAAATACCTGAGTTAGTATATAAGGGACTTACAGAAAGTGAATCTGAATTTAATAATGCTATATTTGAGGCCGGAGATAGCCTATCTAAGTGGACTAGGGAAGTGACACCTATATACCAAACAGGTGATAGATTTAGTGATACTGGATGGTGGTTTCAAAATGGAGTAAGTGTTGCTAGTGCTGCTAGTATGCTGTTGCCTGGAGCAGGAGTTGCTAAAGGAGTTGGTAAGATAGGTCAACTAATGAAGTGGAGTAAAACTGCTACACAACTTGCTGAAACTGGGCTAGGAGCATTAACTATGCGTCATGCTGAAAATTTCAGAGAGGCTAATGGAATATTCCAATCTGTTTATAATGAAGCCCTTAATAAAGGATTAGATGAAGAAACTGCTAGGAAACATGCATCTGACGCAGCAGCATTAGACTACGGAGCTAACTATGCTAATCTAGCATTTGATGTAATCCAGTTAGGGGCTTTAATGAAGCCTACTAAAGCATGGACTAGGAATATAGGGGGATTAGAGTATGGCTTAGCTAAAGGTTTAGGTAAACTACCTGAATCTAAATTAGGCAGGGCTATGTATTGGTCTAAAGATAAGTTACTCCCACAACTAAGTGAAGGTGTTGAAGAAGTAGTAAATACAGTTTCTCAAAAAGAAGCTGAGAGATATGGTAGAATCCTTAATGACCCAACTAAAGATGATAAAACTGATTTTACTCAAAGGTTAGGTAACTATTTAGGAGATGCAGAAACTATCGATAGCTTCATTTGGGGAGTTGCTGGAGGGGCAGCATTTCAAGGTATTGGTAACCTATTAGGTCTAGACCAATCTAATAATGTAGTACAGAATAAGTTAGCAGAGGTTGCTAAGAGACAGGATACTATGGGTAACTACCTATCCAATATCTCAGCAGCATCTAATAAGGATATTATTACAGATTCTGAGGGTAATATTATTGAAGATTTTAGAGATGCAGATAGAGCAGATGTTACTAGGTATATTGATAGTCAAATGGATAAGATGGCATTTGACCTATCACAATCTGCTAGCAGAGCTGGTAATGTAGACTTTCTATTGGAGCATATTGAAAGTCCTGACTTTACTAAACAAATGGTTGAATCTGGTATTACTACTCCAGAAGAGGCTAGAGAAAGAGTAAGTAAGATTAAGAATGAGATTGAATTAGGTGAGAAATTATATAAGCAATCCTTTAATAGATATTACAACCTAGATGTACCTCAAGAAGTTAAGAACTATCTGACAGATAAAACTACTGCTTTAGAGTATGGCAGAGCCAAAGTAGCAGAAATGAAGGATACTTACTCTAGAGAATATAATGATAACTATGCTCAAGATGAGTACTTAAAGGCTTATGGTAGTAATCCTGCTGTGCAAAATACCATTGATGTAATGTCACATCAAATTGCAATTGAGGGGTTAACTCAACAGCTACAATCTGCTAAGAAAGAAGATAAGGAAGATATAAAAAATACTATAGGTAAGCTACAAAATAGTTTACAGGATATACAATCAAATAGATTTGGTAATGTTGACCCAAATCTTATTAATCCATCTGTATATGAATCCAAAGCAAGACAACTGGTATTTCAACATCAATTTGATAATTTATCAGAGGATATTGCTAAAGAACAATCTCCAGAGAATATTAAGAAAACTGAGAAAAAGGTTGAGAAAACTAAAGAGTCTATAAAATCAGGTATTGCTAATAATGAGGTAACTAAAAAGAAAGAAGAGAAATCTAAAAGAGTTGCTGCTAATAAATCTATTATTAAGGATAAGGAAGCATTTACACTCAAACCTGAAGAAATACCAACTCAAGAAGAAATTGATAGGACTTTCGAAACTGATGAGGGAGAAGTAGTAGATGTACTAGGAGAAGAAACTTCTACTAATCTAGAGTTAGTTGGTAAATATGAAGCAGACCCAAATTATGATTTAAAAGTTGGAGATTTACTTGAAGATGGTAGTATAGTACACAAAATAAATAAAATCACTACTGGAATAAGAAAGGGTCAGATAGGTATAATTGAAATTAAATCTCCAGATGGTAAAGTTAGTCACCATGATTCCAGAAAAATAAGATTTGACATATACAGGTCTTCAGATGTAATTTCAGAACAAGAGTATAATCAATTTGTTAATACTGGAAAAGTTAGCAATGATAGATTACAATCTATTGCAAGTAAAGTAATTAATAAAGAAGAATTATCTAGTAGGGAGAATTCCATATTTACTAATAAAACTGCTGATATTAATACTATTATTAGAGAAGTATCTGGAGATATAACACCTCAATCATCAAGACTCCAAGAGTATAATACTAAGAAACAGGAATTAGATACTGAGAGAAATAACATTCTAAGTCAGTATGATGCATTTGAAGCAGAAACAGGGGAAAAGTTTACTAAGGAAAGGAAAGAACTTGAAGAGGCTTACAGGGCTAATTTGGACAAGCTTAATAAGGAATATGTAGATGCTATTCCTGAAGGAGAGAAATTAGAGGCTGAAGTAGAAGATACTGTTGAAGAAACTTCTAATATTCCTGAAGGATTTAATGAGGATAGCGCTAAAGAGGTTAATAATGATATAAACTCTATAGATGATGAATTTCTGGATAATGACAATATTAAAAAACTTAAGAATAGCTATAATGCAATGGCTAGACTGGATAGAGAATACGCTATCAGAAATGGAAAATATCAAGAAGTTTCTAATGATTTACATCCTAACCTGTATAAACCTGTACTTAATCCTAACAAGTATGCTCCAGGTACTAAAATAACTCTAAGAGTTGCTGATAGAAATGATATTCCTGTAACTGACCCTGTTACTGGAATGATTACTACTTGGGGAAGTATTAAGAATAGTGTTAACTATAATGAGCAAGTTCCTATTGAAATAGTAGATGAGGATAATAATGTACTGGGGTACTACCATGATATTAACTGGACTAGTAATTCTGATAAGGTAGTTAATCCTTTAGAAGATTCCGAAGAGGCTAAAAAGATTAGAGATTATGTTGTAAGTAGGGGTGAAGTAGAAACTTCTATTACTGAAAATAGGTTTGGAGTTCTCAATAGAACAATGGATAATAAAAAGTATCCAGTTAATCAAATAGTTGAAGACCCAAATGTAACTATTGCTGTTGCTGAAAATGCTGTAGAATTATTTGAAAAGAATAACTTTAACTTAGTTAATAACTTCTTTGCATCTCCTCTACATAAAGGATGGAATTATATGATTGTTCAAGTAGGTAAGAAGCTTGGTACAGATGCTTATATTGCATTACCTTTATCTAATATGACCTATGATGAGTTAAGTAAATCCAATGAAGACTTATTCCATAAGATTCATTATAGTGTTGAGGCTGCTATTAATATTTATGTAAAGAATGGGGATAACTTAACTACTGGTGAGAAGAGCCTGTATGAATCTATAAAATCCAAGTTAGGATTAGAATTAGCCTCTCCACAAGGAATTGTATCTTATCTAGGAGCATTTCTACATAATGATAAAAAATCACCTTTAGGAGAAAAGAGTCAGTTTAAATTTGAAAATGGGAATATAACCTTTAGAAGGAAGAAACCTACTAAAGGACAGGCTACTCAATTCTTTGTAGGTAAAAATGTGGCAGATAAAGAAAAGATGTTCCAAATTCTACATGATAATATTGAGTCAATGCTAAAGGCTCAATTCTTTAATACTAGTAAAGAGTATGTAAATGAAGATGTTAACATCCCATTACTTACAGAATCTGGAGAAGTTGAGACAATGAACTACTTGCATATAGTTAAATCTGCTACCAAAACAAATATAATGGGTAAGGAAGTAGATACTAATCCAGATGGTAGTAAGGTATACTCATATACAGTTCAGAAGGTAATTAGATTTGATACTAGTTTTATTGAACCTAAACCTACTGGTACAGATGATACTACAGTAACTATAGTTAATGATATAGTAGAAGAGTCTGATGTAGAGTATGAAGAGTTAGAACCTATGGAATTCAACTTTGTTGATGATGGGTATTCTTTTGCTGTATCTGAAGATAAATTTGATAGCCTTAGTAATTCTTTAAACTCTTTACTGGTAAAGGATTTAGGTTTTGCTAGGCAAGATGATATTGTACAGTATATTACTGAGAGAAGTTTAAGTAAACTTTCTGAGAATAAAAGTATAAATATTAAGGCTACTACTGATGAGCTAAGAGATACTTTTAATAAGAATACTGCTACAGTAGAGTTTAATATAAAGAAGATTAAAACTAATATCCTTAAGGCTAAACAATTAAAGAAATCTGATGATGTTACTAAGTTTGAACAACAACTTACTAACCTAGAAAACTTTAAAACTTTACTTAGTCAAGTTAATGCTAGTTGGGATAACTTAGTGGGATTTGCTATTAAAAGGCTTGAAAGACTTAATGGTATTAAAGTAGTTGATAATCAAGATGATGATACTGAATTTGAAAATGATTTATTTGAAATAGAAGGAGATGAAAATGCTAACTGGAAAGAAAGTGATTTAACTACTGATAGAAAAAAATCTTTAAGTAGAGATGTTAAATTATTTTGTTCTGGTATAGTAGATTTAAAGAATGATGGGCAACCTAATAAAACTTGGATTGGTACTAATAGGTTGATGTCTTTTGACACAGTTTATAATACTGTACAGGCATTAACTCCTAATCTCCCTCCTAATCTAGATGTCATTAAGGATGAACTATCTAAATCTGTAGATGCATTCCCTTGGTTAAATGATTTTATCAGTAAGTTAGACAATGCTAAGGATAGTACTAAAAAGTCTATTGTAAAGGCTTTAACCAACTACTATAGCAATACAACTAGTTACAAGTATTCTAAAGATGATTCTGGAAATTACTTTGTTAGAGTATTTGAATCTGATGCTACTTCAATGGGAAAGGTTATCCTTAATAGTTGGGAATCAAACTTTAATAGAAGTAGGCTAGTTACCTACGACGAAACTTTAAAATTAGATGAATCTGCTGTAAATATTTGGTTAGATAGGTATGATAATTTAGTTAAAACTAAGGGGGTAAACGTATCTATTGAAGATGTAGTAGGACTGCTAAATGAAGTTGGAGTTGTGCTGTCAAATGGTGCAATGCAGGATATTAAGAATAATGGTATTGAAATCTCCAAAAGGAAAACTATTAAACTAAATACTATTCTTAGTGATTCCGCAAGTCCTTTAGTAGTAATTAAGGAGTTTTTAGAACTGAATAAAGGCAAAGAACTTACCACTAAACTAACAACCAATACTGCACTAAAGGTTCTTGCACAACTACAAAATAGATTTGAATCTAAACTCCACTCTAATTCTCAAAAGAGTGGTGGTAGAACCATTTTTAGTTATGGTAAGCCTAAATTCTTTATTAACAGGTTCAGAAGATTTAATGATTATGTGGAAGGTAAAGATACTGAGATGGGTAAAATACTCAACTCTCCTTTTGTAACTAACCTTTTATGGGCTAAAAGTTTAAAGGATATTCATAAGAGAGAGGCATTCATGGCAAACTTTGACTATGAAATTGCTGATTTGGAACCTATTAGTGAGTTAGGGGAGAAAAGTAGAAAAGGAAGAGAACTTACTAATGTATCTCCTGCTGAAGTCGAACTGTTTAGACTATCTGGATTAATGGCTAAGAGGGCTGATAAATCTGGTGGAAAGAATAGGGTTATTAGTCTAGTACACCCAACTACTTCAGATAAGAGTACCATTCATAGCATTACCTCAATTGCTGCTGATTTAAAGTTTAATCCTGATGGCAGTTTTACAGAGGAATCCTACAAGATACTATTTGATAATCTAATTCTCCCTGAGATAATTAGGATTAGACATTTTGAGGCTTTGAGGGATAAGGGTATTGATATATCTAAATTTGAGGGATGGGCTGATGGATGGGATAAATTTATGACTATTCCTGAAATGAATTCTTATGAGGAACTATTTATAGGAGATAATCTTAATCCAGACCTTGAATCTAACTATAGGGATATTATAGACAGAGTTCTTAAGAAGCATATTACAGCCTTAGTTGAAGAGAAAACTAGATTATGGGATAAGTATTCTATAGGATTAGATATTAAAAATGCAAATAATAAGGTAGTTGAAACTAGTAAATTTCTAGATAATGATTATCTAGGATACCTAGCAAGTAAAGGTGCAAAGGATAATACTAGAGTTGCTGCTATATATGATATGGTAGGACAATACCTTATTGGAGATACTAATACTTGGGGATTATTTAATACTGACCCAGCACAATACTTTGATAAGAAAGCATTAAAGGCTTGGAATGAGGGTAATAAAGATTTGGCAATTCAAAAAGTATTTGAAAATATGGGTAAGAGACTTGCGGCTGATATTGCCCCAGGTGAAGAATCTGTTGCTAATGATAGTGGTACAATTACCTATGCTTTTGTTAAAGACCCTAAAGTTACCTCACTAAGATTTGAGCAACTTAAGGAGCAGTTTGGAGATTCCATTGCTAATGCTTATGATGGAATGGATGGTACAGATGCTCAGGAATTTGTAACTCTTCAAGAACATTTATTTAATATGGATGCAGATGGATTACTTCCAGATGGAATGTATGATATTATTGCAAAAACTATTCAAGAAGAAATTAGTAAGGGAAATCATTACTATACAGATACTATCATAGCAAATTTAAATGCTATAAATCCTGATTTAGGAAGTAAGTTTAAAGAATTGGTATTCCAAGTTAAGAAGCCTGTTTATGTAGAAAATGTATTTGATAGTGATTTAGGAGTTGAAAGAAGAGTATATGTTAAATCTTCTGCTTATCCTCTAACTCCAGAATTATGTGCTCAAGTTCAAATGGATGATGTCAGAATAGCAATGGAGCAGCAAGGTATTCAAAGACTTGCATTTGCTACGGCAACTAAAGTTGGTAACTATAAAAAGAATATTGAACTATTTGATACTGATGGTAATGTTAAGCCTAACATAGATTTCTCTACTTCTAAGATGGTAGTTCCTAGAAGTGGGTTGAGAGATCAGATGCCTGTTCCTTATGATGAAATGAAGAAGGAAATTAAAAAGGTATCTCAAGCATCTAAGAATCTATTTGTTAATATTAAGGATGTTCCAGGAATGGCTGAACTAGAGCAGGAATACCTTAATACCTACCATGAAATATTTAAGGAGCAGTATGCTAAACTACAATCTGAAGTATTAAATGAAAATGACACACTAAATATTCAGAATCTTAGAGAAATACTACTCGAAGAGGCTGCTGGTAGAGGATATCCACTATCAGATTTCCAGATGCTAGAGTTAGATGAGAATTTAAGACTTCTACCATTTAGTCCTAATGCTGCTAAGTATGAATCATTACTTAACTCTATTGTTGAAAATAGGGTAGATAAGGTAATGTTACCTGGTAAATCTTTTGTACTATCTACCGAGTTAGGGTACAAGGTGAAACCTGCTGAAATACTAGAAGGTAATGCTGAAAATATATCTAAACTTAAAGGTAAAGGATTAGTTACCACTAGAAACTTTACTGGAGAATTACTACCACAAAGACTTGAAGATGGGGCAGTTAAGCCAGCACAAGTTATTATGCCATTTAAGTTTAGGGATAACAATGGTAATCTACTTCACATAGAGGACTTTATGGATGGGGATGGATTTGTAGATACTAGTAAGTTACCAGAATCTGTACTTAAGTTGTTTGGAATGCGTATCCCTAACCAAGGGCCTAACTCACAATCTGCTATTGAGGTAGTTGGATTCATGCCTCATAGTGCTGGGGATGTAATAGTTGCAACTAAAGACTATCTAGCACAAATGGGTTCTGACTTTGACGTGGATAAGTTATATGCTTATATGTTTGAAACTGAATACAGAGATGGTAGAATAGTTAAGAAGGATTCTTTAAAGAATAAGATAGTAGATATCCACCTACAAATACATGCTAATCCAGACCCAAGAGTACAAAGACAAATTGCTAAACCTATTGGTGAGTGGAAACTTAAGGATATTGCTAATGAAGTAACTAAACTTAAACCTAAAGACCATACACCATTTAGTCCTGCTAGTGATAACTATCAGAAGATGAAGTTTATAAACGCGGTATCAGGTAAGGCAGGCACTGGGGTTTATAGTGTTGCTTCAATGTTTATTGCTAATATGCAAGGTAAGAGCCTTATATATAAAGTAACAGATGAACTAGGTAATAAAGTACCGATTCAACTAAATATAGGAAATACTGTATGGAATGGAGATATATCAAATATTTACACAATAAGGACTCAAAATTTAATTGAAAATGCTGGTGGATACAATAAACTTAACGATGATGAAAAGAAGCAAATAACCTATAAATCTGAGGTTGTAGAGGGGCATCAATCAGTTGCTGTAGATAATGAGAAGTTACAGTTAATGGATAAAACCAATGATAATAAGTTTACCTTTAACTATACTATTGCTGCAATGTCTGCTGGATTTGAAGATGAGTTAGTATGGTTAAGAAGTCAGCCTATTATATTTGATTATGTTGAGGAATTACAGTTTCTTAAATCTCCGCTATCAGGCTTCTTTGGTAATGCTGAATCAGAGGCTTATCATAGAGTAGTTGAGAAGTATGGATTTACAGAAGATATGGTAGGTAAGTCTAATCCAGCATTACTTACTATTGAAAACATGAAGAAAAGTATTGCTGGCGGTAATGAGGGATTTAAGGGTATTCAGAATGCTGCAATAGAAACATTCTTAAAGTTACATGAGATAGGATTAAAGATTCAATCTGTTACATCTGCTACCAATACAGATAGTAAGGGTATTGGTATTACTATGTTAAGTAACTATGCTAAACAACAGGCTGTTGAAAACTTAGTTAATAGTCCTATTGAGAATGCTGAAAAGTTATTAGGCAACTTTAATGTAGATGGTAAATTGGTTGAACCCACTACAATAGCTGGATTTGCTACTAAATATGGTCTAGAAACTGCTAATAACTACTGGAGTAACCTATTCCCATATCAAACTAACTCAGTTCAAGAAATGTTTAATAAAATTCTTGAATTAACTGGTTCTGAAGAAGTTGGATATACAAGTAAGGCTAATACTCAACAGGATATTTGGACTGATTTTAAGAGTTATTTATTCAGTAGAAATGACTTAGGCATAGTAGAAGATGGTACTGATATAAATAGTGAAAGAGATAGGCTATTTATTGATAGAATGGATAAGAAAGGTAATGTAACTAAGAAATCCTTTATTGCTAAGATGCAAGAGATATCTGAATTACCTGAGATGAAGAGAAGACCTTTTATTAATAGGCTCAACTTTACTATTGATTACAATGATAATAAAAATTCTAGAGTTGGATTTAATGCATCTGCTGCTGAAAATTTAGAGGAAATACAAATTTACCAGGATATTATAGACTTACTAGTTAATGACAGACCTATTCCAAATAGTGATATGACTTCTAGGCAAATGATGGAAGATTTAATTAAAACTCAGTATCTAGGTGGAGGTATTCAAGAGGCTATACAGTTTATTAAGTATATCCCAGCACAATACTACTACTTAATTCCATTTGCTGAGAAATTATCAAATGTCTGGAATGAGTTGAATGTATCTAATAACACATGGTTAAACTTTAATAGTGATTCATTACCTAACTTTATTGAGCAGTATATCCAGCATAATCCTAATAAGATAACTGATATTAAGATAGAATCATTTAAAAAGGATGATAAGGGCAATACTATTATTACAGATAAATCCATAGTCACTAAGAAAGATGATGAGAAAACTTCAGAACCTTATGTAAAAAGATACAATCCTAAAGCAAAAGGTAATAAGACTGAGTTATTTAAGTTTACTGGAAAGTTCTGTATGAAAGGATACCCTATATACATTCAGATACCCACTCTAGGAGCATTTGGTATGAGTGAGTACAATGCTAATCTACCTCAAGGCAGTATGCAAACCTCTCTACTAATGACTACTCCAACAGTTAATCCTATAGATGCTAAGAATACAGTAGATAACTCAAACAACAACTCTACTGAAATTAGCAATCCTTTAACTAAACTAAATAAAGTTGAGGAAACTGCATATAATCTAGGATTATCTACAAAAGAAACTGATTTAAAATCAATTCTAGAGAAAACTAGTGTAACCACTTCTAATCCATACTACCAACTACTTGCTAGTGAAATGGTAAATGTGGTAGGTAATACTAAGATAAGTATTGATAATTCTGTAGCAGGCGATGGGATGTATAATCATTTAGAAGATACGATTAAAATTAATGTGCCATCTATTCAAAATCCTGCTAAACTTGCTGATATTATTCTACATGAAGGAATTCACGGAATAACTTCAAAGACTATTAAACAATACTTATCAGATAAATCTAAGTTACCTGTTAAAGTAAGAGAAGCTTGCGCATCTTTAGATACTTTAAGAAATACTCTAAAGGATAAGGTAAAAGACACTAAAGAATATAAAGAATACTTGGCTAAACAATATAAACGTAAGAAAGGTGAAAAAATAGTGTTTAGTCTAAGTGAAGCATCTCAATTTGCGCCACTAGATGATTTATTTGAATTTGTTTCCTATAGTTTAACTAGACCTGAAACACAAAAGTGGTTAAATGGTATTGAGTATAAGAAAGACCAAACTGCTTTAGATAGATTTAAGGATTTACTTAATAAGATATTCTTTGCTTTAAGGGGTATGGGATTTGAAATTAAGAGTGGTACAGCATTGAGTACAGCATTTAAGAATTCTGTTGTAGTATTAAATGCTCAGGAACTATATGAATCTGATGCAACTGTAGTACCAATTACCAAACTATTTAATCAATATGGTATAGACTATAAATTTACTTTAAAAGGTGATGTAGTTGTAAATGCTGAATACAAGCAACAAAATAAAGAAGAATATGAAGAATTGAATAAGAAAAATTGGAATAGTAAATACAATGAATTATTGCAGGAAGAAAGTAAGATATTCAATAAAATAGAAGATACGGAAGAATTAAGTGATTATGAATTATTCCCCGGTATATTTGCTAATGAAGGGCAGAGAAAAGCTATAGATACCCTTAAAAATTTTATAAATTCTGATAGAGAAGTGTTTACATTAATTGGAAGGGCTGGAACTGGTAAAACTACTATTTTAAATAAAGTACTAAGCGTGATACCTAAATCTATTAGAGTAGGGGGAGCGGCAGTATCACATAAAGCTAAAAAAGTATTAGGTAAAAGTATTGGTAATGATAAGGTAAGTACTTTAGCATCAATGTTGGCAATAAAATTAGATGAATCTACTGGAAAATTTACTCCTGATGAATTTGCCAGAGAACAAGGTAAAGTTCCTATTAAAAAATATAAATTAATAATTGTAGATGAAGCCTCTATGATTTCTGAGGAAATGTATAAAGAAATTCTTAATATGAAAAATCCTACTACTAAAGTAATTTTTGTGGGAGATAATGCACAACTTCAACCAATTGGTAGTGAGGAAGATAGTCCTGTATTTAGTATTAATGATAAAGCAAAATTAACTGAGATAACTAGACAAGCGAAAAATAGTCCAATATTAAATGTAACTAGTAAAATTGCTCAAAATATAGAATCTAAAACTTCAATATTAAAAGTAATAAATAAGGAAGATAGAATTGATCTCTATGATCCTACTACTAATTCTTCTTTAATATTTACAAAAAATGAGGAAAAAGCTATTGATAGTATTGTTAATGATATTAAAAATTCTCAGGGAGATGTAAACTATATTAAAGCAGTGACTTTTAATAATGAAGTGCATAATAGTCCACAAAGTGTTAAAAATTTAAATATTAAAATAAGAAATAAATTATGGGGAGAACAGTCTAAAAATCAATTTAATATTGGAGAAATTTTAACAGCCTATGATGGGTATAGAAGAGATATTGGGGCAGATACTGATGAACAACCAATATTTAATTCAGAAGATTATACAGTTAGCGGAATAGAGAATATAAAGAATCTTAGGCACACTATTTTAGTACAATCAAAAAAACAAGGTACGAGAACATTTACATATAATTATGATATAGTAATTGTGTCTTTAAAGGATTCTGATGGTAATGATATTGTAGGGTATTCTGTGCCTGTAATTGCTGAGGCATCTAAAGAACAATTTGAAAAAGATTTAAGACATTTGTGGAATACTGATAAGCAATTAGCATTTAAATTAAAAGAGCAGTTTGCTAATTTACACTATGGTTATGCAATAACTTCTCATAAAGCTCAAGGTTCTACTTATAAAAATGTATATGTATTTGAAGATAATATTTTAGGGAAATCTAATGCTAGTTCTATAGTAAATAAAAATAAATCTCTATATGTAGCTACTTCTAGAGCAAGTAATAAATTAGTGGTAGTAAGTAATGATAATATAAAATCTGATGCAACTGTATCTAAACCAACATTTGATACTTCTAAATTTACTCTTACCCCAGAAGATTTTACAGAAGGAGATATTATAGAATCACTTGCTGTATTTGAAGAAGAGCCATTTAACTCATTACCAAGTAGAAAGGATGTTTATAATCAGTTTAAAATTTGGGATGGTAAGTTAAATAGACCTGAGACTTGGAGTATGAATGTTGACAGAAATGCTTTAATTAAGATTGCTCAGAATATCAATAAGAATAATGAAGTATATTCTGCTAAAGTAGAGCAACAACAATTCTTAGATAAGGGTAAGTATTCTACTAAACAGTATATACAACTAACCATGAAACCTGAATTTAATAACTTGAATACTAGAATGGAATACATAATGAATAATAAGGAGAAGTTGGAAGAGTTGATGAAGACTTGTAAGTATTAATAGATTGGGAGATTTCTCTCCCCTATTTTTATTCAATATGTATAAAATATAAAAAAATTTTTACTCAAATTGAGTACTTTTAAATTTTTGAATAAAAGTACCCTATTGTTATTTTATAGATGCTTATAATAATAGATAGTAAAAACTTTCTAAATATTTGATTTGCAGATAATTGATTGATTTGAATATGTTGAGATAATATAATAAATATATCGGCTCGCTATAATAACATTAATCTATACCAACACATTTATTAATCAAAATTTAATTAATAATTGTCTCACCCAAAAAATAAATCTATAACTAAAAAATGATTAATACAAAATGTTAAATAGCAATGAATAAATTTAATGTATTTTTGATTAACTAAAATTCCCTTACTATATTTGCGTAAACAAAAAAAATAAACAAACTATGGGAAAAGTTTACAATACTACAAAAAAAGTAGTGATAGATTCATCTACTGGGGAAGTGATTAGTGAAGAAAATACACAATGTTACAAAACAAAAGAACCTGCATACATAAAAACATATGTGGATGATTTAGTTAAAATTACAAGTATTCCTGATAGGAATAAAAATGTTTTATTATGCATGTTAAAATATGTTGGATATGGTAATGATATAGACATCTCAATTAGAATAAAAACTAAAATAGCAGTAGAATTAGGATGTGGAGTTGGGAATATTAATAATGCAATAAGTGCTTTAAAAAAAGCGGGTATTTTAATCAGCACATATAGAAGTTGCTACCTACTTAACCCAGATTATTTTGCTAAAGGGGACTGGATAGCAGTAAATAAAATAAGAACTACTATTGAATATAGTAAAAATGGTAAGAAGATTATTAGTGATTTTATAAATACTAAATAAGAATAGTATGATATATTTAATGCAAAATAGAGATTTCTTTAAAATCGGATATACTGATAATTTGGAAGGTAGATTATCTTCTTTGCAAACAAGTAACCCAGAAACTATATTATTAGCTGTTATAGATGGGGATATTAAAGAAGAGAAATTATTACACAAAAAATTTGAGAAATATAGATATTCTAATGAATGGTTTTTTAAAAGTATAGATATATACGAATATTTTAAAAATACTACAAATGATAATAAATATTCAAATTTATCAACTAATATATCAATTCCAGTAGATCCTAAATCTAAGATATTTTCTGATGTAAGAGCATTTAGATTTTTATTATACTTTGGTACATTTATGTCAGAATCAAGGAGAAATCATTGTGGTAATATTCTATATATTGATAATTTTATCAAGAGTTATGTTTGTAAAATGATGCATATAGAAATACCTTCTTTTAGAAATACTTTATCTTACATGATTCATAATAATATGATGGTAAAACACCCCTCTTTAAAAAATACATACATGTTAAATCCAAATTATTTCTATAAAGGAGAATACAGTCATCATATTAAGTGTATACAGTATTATAATACGTTAGAAAATAATAAATTAGAAGAATAATATGATACTATCATGCCCTGATAAAAATACTACTGACTGGAAAAAGTTAGTAACCTACTTAGGTAGTGAGCAAAAGGCTATGGCTGCTTACTATGCTAATAGAAGTGAGATACCTTCTATTGAAGAGTTGGAAGGCAAAGGAATAGGTAAAGATGAAGTACCTAGATTCCAAAGACTTATTGATAATATACAAAGACAAGTACAAATTATTGATAAGGAAATTATTACAGCAAGAACTAAAATGTCTGACCTTGCTAAATCTAAAAATGAAAAGGCTAAAAGAGATGCCTATCTACATTTTCAACAGCTTGAAAGAGAGAAAGATAAGTTAGTTAAACAGGCTATTGAGGTTAAAAAGTTAGATAGCATTGAGAAGATTATTCCTATTGCTGAGGAACAGATTCAACAGGCTAATAATATCCTTGAAAAAGAAATATTAACAGGTGTTGATTTAGCCAGAGTTCATACTATAGCAGATGTATGGAGTAAATCTACCTCTATAGATGCAGGTGAAACTATATTCTTTACTGAGGAAGAAATACAGGCTATTAGAGAAGGAGACCCTGTATTTAAGGAAAGACTGGATAAGCTTAACTTTATTAGAACTCTTGCTGAGGATTTGAATGGTAGATGGTTACAGGTTAGTAATATCTACCTTAATAGTATGGGTATAGATAAGTTTGGTAGTAACTTTTACTATGATTTTAAGCAAGCCTATAAAGATGCTAATTGGGCTAAGAAGATGGTTATGTCTGTTAGTGACAGTGATAATCAACTACATCAGTTGCTATTCAGAGTTGCTAAAGATGCTAATACTGAAGCAGGTATAGAAGCTAATGAACTGGTTGCTGAAATTGATAAAATGTTTAAAGGATACAAAGGAGATTATAGTGAATTTGCTCAAGAATTTTCTGATGGTAGAAAAACTGGTAATTTAGTAAGTAGATTCAGTTACAAGTACTACGAGGAAAGTAAGTTACTTAAGGATAAGTTAGATAAGGTACTACTTAATATTGAGGAATCAGATTCTCCTTTAAAAACTAAAATGGAATTAAAGGGTAAGGCATATAAGGATTATGCTTCTAAACTTAGGAATAGATCAATTATTCTTGACCCCAGAATACTCTTTCCTGAAGGGGGTGTTAGTATAGACGAAGGTAAGAAATTAGAGCATATTAAGCTTCTTAAGGATACTTTAGGAGAGAAAGGGTATAAAGACTTCATTGAAAGATTTAGTAGCAAAATAGAGGCATTTAAAGAGCAATCTGAGGCTATTAATGAAAGGTTACAGGCTGAATATGGGGAGGAATGGTTTAGGGAATATGAGCATTGGGATGCTGAAAATAACCCATATAGATTAGCAGAAAGATTAATTGATGGTAAAGGAGAAAGTAAGATTAATGGAGAAACTGTTAAACCTAACTACTACTTCACATCAAGTATACCTAAAAGAACTATAGATAGTAAGGATACGGGATACTACGACAAGAAGTATGAGGCTGTTGAAGGTAATGAAAGTAAACTTCAGATGTATGAGTTTATGGTTAGAACCAATAGTAAGCTCAATAAGTATCTAGGAGATGAAATTAGTGGAATAACTCCATATACAATACCAGCATTAGAAAAAACCTCTCTTGAGCACTATATGACAGGTGGAATGAGTAATGCTGTTGGAGAAGCTTGGAATAAGTTTAGAAGTGAATATATTGAAAAAACTAATAATGAGTTTATTCCAGGTTCTGCTGTAACTGCTAATGATAGGGAAATACTTCAGTTAAGGGCTAAGTTTATTACAGATAATAGGGATAGGATATTAGATTACATTAAGTTAAAGCAAATTCAATATGAGAATGCTACAAATTCTCCTGCTACACCTGAAATGATTGCTGAATGGAAAAAGGATATAGTTTCACAAATAGCCAGTGAACAATCATTTGATTTACCAACAATACTTAAACTATATGCTCTAGCAGCAACTAACTATAAGTACATGTCTAAGGTGGAGTTTGCCATGACTATTGCTAATGAAATGAATAGACAGGCTAGACAAACTCAACTAAATTCTTATGACCAAGATAAAGTATCGGATTTTTCTAGAGTACTTAGGGATGCTAATGGTTCTGTAGAATGGGTAGAAGATTTTATTAAACATCACTTCAATATAGGAACTAGACTTAAGGAAGGAGTATCTAAAACTAAAACTTATACTAAAAAGGAGCAAAGACAATTAGATGAGATTGATGCTGAAATTAAGACTCTTCAAGATAGACTTGCTGAAGGTAAGATAGATGAAGCAGAATTTAGTAAGAAGTACGCTGATTTAAGTTCACAAAGAAATAAGATTGGGGGATATTTTAAGGCTTCAGGAGTTGGTGATAAAGTACTTAAATTCTATCAACTTCTAGGAATGGGATGGAATGGGTTTGCAGGATTTATCAATGTTGGAGTTGGACAGTTAGGTAACTATATTGAAGCGTCAGGAGGACAGAGATTTAATGTAGATGAGTTAAATAAAGCAGAATTACTAGTAATGAATTCTATTGCTAAAGGAGTTACTATGGAAATTGTTAATACACCTCAAGCAAGAAAGATTAGAGCTTTAATGGAAAAGTATCAGGTGCTTAAAGAAACTGCTAATGACCTATATGATAATAGAAAATGGGGTAAATTCTTAGGTAGTAAAAAGGCTAAATACCTAATGCCATACACAATGCAATCCATGACTGAGTATGTTAACCAAGCACCTGTAATGATTAGTATGCTTCTACATACTAAGGTTAAGGATGCTAGTGGCAATGAAATATCTCTATGGGATGCTTATGACGAAACTGGCAACTTAAAAGATGGGGTAGAGTTTAATGATTCTGAAGAAAATAGGAAGGATTTCTTAACTCAAAAGAGTAAGATAGATTCAGCTATAGTATGGATTCATGGTAACTATGACCCCGATAGAAAGGTAATGTATAAGAATAGAATACTTGGTAGAGCACTAATGATGTTTAGAGGATGGCTACCAATGGCTATTACCAGTAGGTTTGGTAAGGAAATACCAGATTTTCAAGGTGGGATAATTAGAAAAGGTAGATGGATATCCTATAAAGATTACTATCAATCTGTTGGGGCAGTTAAAGGTTCTATAAATATTATGAAATCTCTACTAATGAAACTTGCTGGAATGCCTTTAGTAAACAAGATTACTAGGGTGGATAACAGTCAACTATTTAATGATTTAATATCAGATGAATTTACAGAGGTAGATGCTGCTAATATGAGAAGAAATATGCAAGCATTAATTATGTATGGTTCAATGATGATTCTTACATTACTAGTTAAGGCTAATATGGATGATACAGATGATGAAGAAAAAGCTCTATGTTACTTCTGGATTAATCAAATTAATAGAATTCAGTCTGATATGAGCTTCTTTATTGACCCGACAGAGTTTGTTAAGCTGAATAAAAATGTAGTTCCTGTATTCCAACTAGTTACTAATTTTGAGAAGGCTATGGAATCCACAACTAATGTTGTATTTGGAGCAGATGATGAGTATCAGCAAGGCCCATATAAAGGACAATCTAAGCAATTTATAGCTTGGGGTAGAGTTATTCCAGGTATGAATCAACTACCCAGATTTAGTTCAATTACAGAACAACTTTACGATAAAAATACTATTACATCAATGGTAACTGATGATGGGGAATAATGCGTGGCTAAAATTTTTTATTGAGCGCAAATAAATAAAATATAGGGAAGATATTAATATAGTATCTTCCCTTATTTATTAACCACAACTAGAATACCCTCGTACACTACCAGTATTCCCGCAACTAGAATAATTTGGAACTGTAGGAGATGAATATAAAACATCCATTGGATTGTAAAATTCTACAGGTTTTCCAAAATTCCAATCTTCATATAATATACCATCTGGTTGATATATTAATTCATATATAAAGTTTACATGATTAGATGGTTCATTAAGAGAGTACTTGAAATTTACAGGCATTCCCTTAATAAGTTTACTATCTAACTTACATACTGGGCAACTATCTTTTCTAATGGACTTTACATTTGAAAATAAGTCATGTAATTTAAAATTATCCAAATTATCTGAATTATAGTTTTTTCTAAATGTCACAGAAGAAGCCCCAACTTTAAAAGCAAAATCTACATAATCATATAAATATTGTTTATCTCCAAAATTCTCTTCTACTACACAATTTATATTAACTGGAATTCCTACATCATTTAATTTCTTACAAATAGTAGTAAGTTTTTTAGTACTTGGAACATCTTTAGTATTAAATATTTTATAGTTTTCTATATCATCTATAGAATGTCTAGAAATATTAATATAACGAACCTTATTTTTCAGTATATCTATAACATTTGAAATATTACCCCCATTACTAGTAAGCACTACTTTTGGGAAATTATATCTTGAAATAGTTTCTAAAGTAGGTGTAAGAAACTCACTATATGTAGGTTCTCCTCCTGATATTGAACATTGTGTAAATATATCAGGTAATATACTAAGATAATGGTTAAGTCTAGATAAGTAAGTAACATCTGTATAACTAGGCTTCCAAAAACAAAATCCACAATTAGCATTACATCCTCCAGGAAGAATTACTGTTAAATTTGGGGATTCTTGTATTGATTTTTTAAGTTTCATATATAATAATTTTTATTATTTCAATAATAAGGGTACCCATAATAAGGTACCCTTAAATATTTAGTTTCACCCCCTGTATAGATAGTTACTCTATCAGATGCTTAAGGTCAGCCTTAACTATTCAGGAATAATCAACAATATCTTTAATAAATTTGAATGTTTCTTCTGGGGTAAGACATGCTTTTAAATAGTTAATTGATCTACATACTAAAACAGAGTTTTCTTTTGTATATCCTATTTTAGAATTTAGTCTATCTATACTCATGGAATATTGAGAATTACTATCTAAACTTAATGGTATATGTGAAAAATAACACAATCCATTTTGTCTATTAAATAATTCCTCAATGTAATTTCCATCAAGTTCAAAACATAAATTCTTTTTCTTAGCATTTCCTTTCACCATTGCACATCTACGAAAGAATGGATTTAGCCCTTTTTGCAAAATTCCATTTACAAACCATGGGTTTGTAGATTTCTTAATACTCCTTTGACTAGACGTTTTTCTGCATCCGCATGATTTTGTTTTACCAGAAGCTAATCTATAAACCGGAACAATTGATGTGTTTCCACAATTACATTGACATAAAAAATAATTTTTATTATTTCTATTGTATGCAAAGTCTACTACTAGCAAATCTCCAAATGTTTTGTTTATTAAATCTATTTTTTTCATCTTACTATATTTATTTTTTACAAAAAAACACAATAAAATGCAAAAATCCAAATAATTATTAAATTATATATTAACTATTAAGGGAGCCACCTCTAACTAATTTCTATCTACACCATCAATATATTCACCAGTAGCATCCCATGTAGGACATTTATATCCATTATAGAAATTAAATAATTCTGAATCTATTAATTCTTCTACACATAGTAGTAACAAAGAATCTTTATTATCAGTATCTAAAGTACTTATCCATTCTTGTAACCTCTCAGTTCTAGTCATTTTATTTAGTTCTATATATTATGAAAATCTATATAATAATTATCACCAATTTTAATAGCATCTACTTCTTTATAATCCACATATTCACAATATTCGTGTGATTTTAATTCTTTCAAACTAATATCCCCTAATTTTTTCTTATTAGTAACATCATACACTACTGAAAACCCCATTTCGTGAAAAGCACAATAGTCCCCACTAATTTCAATATATACTCTAATTTTTTCCATAATTATACTGTTTTATCAAATACTTTAACTTCAGCAAATAATACATTCAAATATAAAAATTCTTTGCTGACATTAATTGAAAATAATGATCTACTAAAATCCCAATGAGGTCTTTCAAGTCCACAAAAAGCTAAGTAAAATCCATTATAGGAATTCCACTCAAAATTAAACAATGTAAATCTCTCCATTTTATTTTTATTAATTATTTTACAACTACAAATCCTGTTTTAGGAGCATAAAATCCATCTTGTTCTACTCTCCAGCTCATTCCTGAAGTATTTGACAAACCAACTACTATAGGTAATCCGCTAGTAGTAAATCCCTGACATACTCCATGTACTAATCCTTTATACCAAGGAGGATTAAACACTATAGTATCCCCCACTTCTGGAATATTTCCTAAAATATCTTTTCTTATTTCCATTTTATTCAGTTTTATTTGTTATTAATTCAGACATAGGAAGAGTTTCTATCCATTTACAGAAATCTTGCCACTCTTGAAGCTTATGATGCTTGCGCTGTGAATAAATAGTTTTAAGTTGAAGATAGTTAGTTGATATACCCATCCATTTTAAATAACCAGATGGTAAATTCTCAATTATTCTTTTAAAACATATTTCTTTCTCGTCTAAAAATAACGGCGAATTATATGCCCTTATAGAACCATTAATCAATTCTATAATACCATCATGTACATTGTTAGTAAAATCATCTTTAGTTAATTCTCTGCTAGTAATTTTATGCATCTTACTCTGAGAACTAACAATGTCTACCCAGTGGTATCTTTGTAATTGTGGGCTAAAATATTCAGGATATTGTAGGTCAAATTGAACTATAATTCCTTTAAGGAAATTATTATGTCCTGAACCACTTGGTGTATTTGCTAGCTTTTTAGCTCTATTAGTATCCCCATTACATATAGATGATATGGCTTCCGACTTATCTAAATCTTTAGGTTCCCCAACTTGCATTGGATAACCACTACGAACTAAGCTTTCTGCCAATCCGTAAATTTTTATATTTTTAATTTTCATGCAATAGTTTAAAAATTACGCCTTTATATTTGTTATTGCCTTTATAGGACTTACCAGACTTTAATAGTTTTTCTATTGTTTTTCTATTAATTCCTGTATATTCTGATGTTTTTATTATATTATCAAACTGTAATATTTGATTATCATATTCAAAGGTAATTGGAACCCATTGTGAAGATTTTGTATTTTTTCTATTAAATTTCTCAATTCTGTATTTATCAAAAGGATCATCTGGATATCTCCAAACAAAACCGTATGCAGATAGTACTTTTCCTTTAGAACATCTTACTATAGGTTGATATTTAAATCCAAGGTTCCTCTCTATTTCCACAGAACTTGTAAAAGTTTTTATAAAATTTCCATCTATGTCATATTGATTTATTGGTTTAGATATCCTTAAAATATTTTTTTCTGACATTTTCTTTCCAGTATTGGCAATACTTATCTTAAGTTTTTGCTCTTCAGATAATTTCTTACCTAATCTAGATAAAGACATATTCTTTCGCCATTCAGGTGTTCTTGGTATATTACGTAATGATTTTGAAAGTTTATCTATAGTCTCTTTTCTTCTTTTTACTCCTAAACATGATTTTTCTACTATTTTACAAATATTCATATCTGGATTAATGATGTCTATATAATGCTGCTCAAATTTCATACATTCTTCTGCATCACAATAATGAATAACATATGCTTTAATATTATAGCATTTATTATAAATATTTTGCATGAACACATTATAATGCTTATTTCTATGTAATAACCATTTATGTTGATTTATTCTTTCAGATAATCCTAATTTATTTGCTGTGCTACCAATATACAAATGACTACCAATTTTTATTAAATATATACCAGTACTTCTATTTATTTTTTTAACTATTACTTTCCCATTACATTCCTCAATAATTTTCTCTAGTTCTTCTATATTTTTTATATTGTTATTCATATAAGTTATTATAATATTAGGTTATTTATTTAAGAGAATCTAGCCCATAAGGAAGTCTTAAAGCCTCAAACATTGCCCTAAGACCTCCCATGTCAATTAATTCTACTTCTAGTCTTTTATTAATTTTCATTATTCTAGTTCTTTTTTAAGTTGGTCTGCAATTAGCAATACATATTTACGATCTACGTAAGATTCAATTTCATCAGCACATCTTCTTACAGTTTCTTCAATTGCTTCAATTTGAATTTGCTTAATAATTATAACAACTTCTTCTTCTGTTGCTGCAACTATAAAATTTTTATACCTTTTTGCAATTTCTTCAGGCTTTCTCATATAATTCTTCATTTAAAAACTCATTAATTGTTTCATAGAAATCTAATTCTTCCCAAGTTTCTCCTTTGTATTTATTTTCAAATTTCAAAGTTAAATATTGAGCCAACTCAACTAGACCTTTTCTACCCTGAGATTCATATATTTCATCAACAAGTTTTGACTTAAAAGTTGTACATTCTGCTTCCATCCAAGATAATTCGGCAACAATATTGTAGTAAGTTTCTAAATAAGATTCTGCTCCATTTGGGAATTTTTCATTTAATTGCAACTGTAGTCCTGAAAATTCCCTCCAATGGTATTCATTAGTTTTACTTCCAATATTATTTATTAGATGTTCTAAACACTGAGTAGTTTGCTGTATTATATCCATTATTCAGTCACTTTACATTTATATTGTATAGGGGCTTTATATAAACCGAATGTTACTGTTTGAAGCAGTTGTTTCCACCATTTTTTATGAGGAGTTTCCAGAATTTTCATCTTAACATTCTTCTCACATATTATTATATCTCCTTTATAGAAATAGTTATTATTGAATTGTAAATAAAATTTATCCCCATTATTTATACCTGGTAATTCTTTATTTTCCATTTCTTTCTTTTAAAAATTCTTGGAATAGTTCTTTATTTGTAAGAATATTATTTTCTAGATTATACTCTAATCTAGAAGCATAATCATATACCCAATCAGCGAACCCAATACATAAATCCTCTATTTTTGATTCTGCGTATTCTACACCTGATTTAAATTCACCAGTAAGTTCATCCTTATATTTACATGCCCAATCTGGAAGGTACGAATAAATTTCTAGTGCTGCTTTTTCTACTTCTTCCTCGTTAAATATTTTCATACTATTTGATTTTTAACTCTTCTAATATCTTCATAGTTAACAACATATCTTTCCCTACCCATCCAATCTGACCCTGTCCAAGTTTCAGTAGTAACTTCTGCCACAGTAACACATAAATCAACAGTTTGATTACATGCTTCTCTCATAGCATTTAAAATCTCTTGTTTAAAAGCATCAGATTTAGTTTCTATTCCAACTACTTTGTCAAGTATTTCTTCAAGGTTAATTATCCTCATTATCCAACTCAATTACTAGTTTATCACTTTTCTTTTTGTAGTTAACCTTTTTAAGATTCTGCTTCTTCTTACCTAGTACAAATTCAATAGATAAATCTTTATCATCTATTAAATGTCTTTTATACTTAGCACTTGCCCCATCCTTAAATGTCTTTCCCATACTTATAAGTATAACTTGCAATTAAAGTTTCAATCTCATTAACTACCTTAAATACATCCATAACATCTTCTCCATTAGAATTTGTATAGCATTTAGTTTTTACTTTAATGTTATTGTTTCCAACAATACTAGTAATACTCTTACTATTAAATTCTAATGAAGTAAGATGTTTCTTCTCCGATTCAATTTTAATCTGAAAGTTGCCCATATTTATAAAATGTGTCAATTCTTTCTTTTGCTCTATCAATAATATCTAAGTCTTCTATTTTACCAAAGAATCCCCAAATACTATCAATAATCTGCTTATTCTTATCTAGTAGAACATATCCATAGACATCTCCATTTAGATAATCTTGTTGCTCTTTCTTTAGCAATTCTTCATCAAATACATCATTACCATCAATATAAATATCAGGCATTGATTCTGGTTCATAAGGGTCTATATCTTTATGAATCTCAATAAATACACCTCTATAAGGTACTTCTAGCTCCATATTATTTTGTTTTATTCTATTAAACCGTTTAGAATTGATTGTTTGTCAACACTTGGGAAAGTTTCATCCCAATCGGATTTGGCATTATCAGCAGCCCATCTAATACAAGCATTCCAAGCATCTTTTTGAAATAATCTAATCATTCCTTTTATTTGTAAGTGCTCTTCTTCATCTTTAAAATTAACACAGTTAAGTAAGAATCTATCTATATAATTATCTGATTGTAACTCTTCAAATTCTTCTACCATACTATTTCTTTTTGTATACTTTCTCTAGCCATATTTTAAATCTCTTACACTTAAATTTAAATATTAATATACCCCCTAATAAAAGTACATTAATAAGATTGCAAGTATACGCAACATTAAGTCCATATAAAATATAGCATATAGTATCCGTAAGTAACCAAAATATATAAAAGGTTACTAAAACTAAATCTTTGTGTGTCACCATGTTATTTCTTTTTTATTTATTGCACATAAAAATTCATTAATATTCTTAAACATCCAAAATAATACATCTGGATTATTAATTGGATTTTTAACTTTAATTTTTCTATGCATAATACTAATATGCCTTTCAAAACTCCAGTTATCTTCCCCAATCATTACCCAACAAATATGAGGATAATTATTAATTTCCTCAATAGTCTTTATAATAAATTTATTCCAAAGATGTAAATGGTCTAGAGGTCTATTCTTTACATAGGTTAATTCCTTGTTTAGAAGAAATACTCCTTGTTTAGACCATCTACTTAAATCCATTAAATCTAATCCACTTAGTAGATTAGTGTCATTTTCAGGATATTCACTATTAACCTCTTTAAAAATAATCTTTAGAATTGGAGATTCCTCAATTAATTTAGAACCTGATAAGCATAATCCATCATATTCTCCATTGTAGGTATAGTGATTGGCTATAATAACTACTTTAATATCTTTAGGTTGAGTTAATCTATAACATCTAAAGTTATCCTCACTACCTTGTTCTGGATATATTATTTTACCAGACTTTCGCTCATTTGCTATAAAAGTATTGATCTTATAGAAATCATTAGAGGTAAGGAATGGCTCTAATTTAGAATACCATTCCTCACCAAATAGTTGAATTAGTCTATCTTTCACCTAATCAATTTCTTTAAAATTAGGGTCTTCCCTTTCTAAATAATATTCCCAACTACCCAAAACATCAGTAATTGTAGTTTCAGCAAATCCCTGAGATTGTAATAGCTCCCTAAAATGTCTACAATACTTGTAAATATTATTATCAGGGTCAAATTCAACTGAGTATTTCTCATTCTCAGTTTCTAATGATAGTTTTACCCTCCTACTCATACTTTCCCATTTTAAACATAAAATTTAATGAATCTATTAATTCTAAAGCTTCTTTTCTATTTAAGTAGGCTAGATTCCTTTTAGAGTTATCATCAGTTTCTATAATACTTAAGAAAATAGAATCTTCATTACTGTAGTCCTTTTGTAACTTTATTTGTTGCTCTGTATCACAAATGCTTATTATAATATCTCTCTCATCAATCATAATCAGTTAATATTTCGTCATTAATATTAGGAATAGAATCTAACTCATTTCCTTTAGGTATTTTACAGCCTAAAAAGTTTTCAAGCTCTTCAATATAAAATGGACTTTGCATAACTACCTTATATTGAATAGAATCTACTCCATTAAAAATTCTTATTTTCTCCTTTAATTTACTAGAAAATTTTGAATATTCCGCATTTTTAAATTTATTTATATCTTCCCAATGTTCTTTAGGAATAGTGAAAGCATAGACAACTAAATTTGGAGATACATCTATTGTTTTGTAGTAATTAGGATATTTTGTAATTAATGATTCAAAATATCTATACTTTTCACCTCTTATAAATCTATATGTTAAATATAAAAACTTCCCATTTAAAGACTTGTCATTATCAATTTCTAAGTAAGCATTGATAAAGTAGCTATTTAAAAATAACTTCTGCCTAGATATTCCTAGACATGGGAGTAAATATGAAGTAGTTCTATTTCTACAATAAGAAATTAATGTATAATTACCTTCAGAATTTTTATTAATCTTTCTTATCCTATACTTCACATTTACCCCATCAATCTGAATATTAATATAATCATCAGTATTCAGAGTAGTATCTCCACATTGTAAACTTGTTATGCTATTATCTTTATAATTTTCAACTATATTAAAAGGTGTGGAAATCTCTACTAATCTACTTGTCTTCTTATTTATAGTAAAGAATTCCTGCATACAAACTATCCAATTATATTTTTACCTAATTCATAGTATCTAAACTTATGTTCCCAACTGTCATTCTGAATATGCCATTTTAATTCTATAATTAATTCAGGAATAGACGGAATCTTATTATATTTAGGATATAAAACATCCATAAAATAAGTAGTTTTTTCTGCTTCACCATCTAAAATATCCCTATCTAATACCCAATCAACTAAATCATCACATAACTCATAAACCTCTGGTTTATTTGCTCCTGTTGTATCAATAGTTACATTGATATATTTATACTCATAATCAGCATATTCAGAGTAATTCTTCTTAAACAATTCCCCATAAAAAGGAGTTTGTAGATAGTAATGATACTTCCAGAAATTAGATATAAAATTACCCGAATAAGTCTTTACATCTACAATATAGACAATCTTTTCATTCTCATCTACATCTACAATATCAGGCTTACCTTTACACTCTATTCCCCATAATTCAGCAAATAGTTCTAATTGCTTAAATTGTTTGGTAAAATTTCTAGAATCTAAGTAATATTCAGTAGTTGGTTCATAGTGTGCAGATGTAATTAGGTTTTCAGCAAATTCTAATGTGTCAGCAGATATTACAGATTTACCTTCCGCTTGAGCAGATTGCATTGTTTCAACATAATCAGAACATCCTTCATAGAATTTCTTAATTACAGTTTCATCTTTTAACCTAGAATCATAATTTACATTATCTCTAGCTTGTAGTATGACTATATTACTTGGACTTGTTAGTAATGGATCTGAAGCCAATCTAACATATTCATCTGCTAATGCTAGCATCCCTCCACTAGGTTTATTCCTAACTACTGCAAACTTATTATAAACTGGTTCATCACTAGTTAGTAGATGGTCTACAATATTTCCTAATTCAAATCCACTTGAGGATTTATCTTCACCATCTATCATAGCCTTAGCCTCTTTAGGGGAGGCTATTAGGCTAGATAGTAGCGAATAATTTACTGCTTTACTTTCTTTGTAATTTAATATTTCTCCCATGGTTGTATTGCTGTATGTAATCCTAATGTACCCCCCTTATAAAATGTTAGAGGGTTTGATATATAATTATGCATTGCCAATCTTTTTAGAAATTTAGTGCCTATCAAAGAACTTATAGAATTTCTAATAGTTTTCTCAGTACAATTTAAAAATTTAGCACATTCTTGAATTTGTAAGGAACTAAAAATTATAATTTTAGATTTAGGTTCTTGAAATTCTACCATATACATAAATACTTGTAAATCTCTAAGGCTGCTGAATTCAGTCAACCATTCCAATCCTTCAGTTGAATGTACCATAATAAAAGTTTCTTTTTTATCTTTTTCCCAACTTCTATTATGAATTTCCGAATGACATTTATAACATAGAGTTATTAACAAACTATTATCATATTCCCAAGCATTTCTGCCCTTTATATATTTAATATGATGTATATTTAATTTATCAATACTTCCACACCTTGTACATTTATAGGAATCTCTTTCTAAAATAGATTGCCTTTTACTTTTCCATTCTTTAGTCAATAATTGTTTTCTATATTCTTCTTTATTCATTATTGCATAATTTATTTTATTTATAAAATATTTTTATATTAATTATTGCTAGACTCACTTTCAAACTCTATGTTCAAAGTTAATTTACCCCCTTCTTTTAAAAGTTGTTCTCTAGTTTTTAAATCTCCTTTCCAGAAATAGCAAGGATTTATAGTATAATCTCTTTTTTTATCTGTAATGAAATTATTTTTCTTTAGTCTACTAATAGAATTGGCTAGGGTATTGTAAGTAATACCTAATATTTCACATATTTCATCTCTTCTATTAGTGGACATACTCACTTTCCCAGTATTAAATTCTGCCATATTACATAGCACATATAAAACTTTTAAATCTACAATACTTTTCAACCCTATAATATCTTTCAATAAAGTAAGAAAAGTAAAGTAAAATTCATCAGATTTTGTCTTAACAGAAAACGTTTTAGAGATAGTATTAGAAATAACTTCTCCAGTTTCCTTATCTACAATTTCAGTAGTAGTTTCATTTTTTAACCTCATGTCTGTACTTATTAATTTTAATACAAACATATTAAAATTATCTGACACTTCCAAATATATTTAATATTTTTTGATTAAAAAATTTAACTCCATAATTAAAAAGAGTAACTACAGAGTTAAATTTACTCATTGTCGAATTAAAATTAATAGTTGTAATTAACTGTAATTCAGTATAATATATGATGCTTCTTCTTATCTTATATATTTTCTTTATAATCAGTATCATCTTCATCTATAGAATCTTTTATATCATCAAAAAATTCTTCAATTTCATTTTTTAAATCATAAAAGTTACTTCTAACATTTTCCGATGCTAATAAAGATGCTAGTATTTCGCTATTTAGATTTTTGAGAGAATACCCCAATTCATCTGCTAATCCTAAAGATTCTGTAAGAGATGGGTCATTTTCTTGAAGATATTGAATAGCATTAGAGTAGTAAATAATTTCAACATTATATCCATCATTATCTGCAATCATATCAGAAATAGATTCAAAAGGATTATCTAAATCTATACTATCAATATCTACATAATCATTTAGTTCAATACCGCATCTTTTAGATATATCTTTAAGAAATAAGAATATTTTATCATAAATTATTGGATTCATATTTACCAATTTAGATTATTATCTTTTACAAACTTCTCAATCTCAATATCTCTTATATCATGACATCCTGCCAAAATATAATAATAAACTCGTTGAGTTTGTAAATTTAGTTTTTTATAGATTCTTTGAACTTTATAATTACCAATATTTATAGGGCAACCGCTAGATTCCCATTCAGTATCAGTATCTACACACTCTCTAAACTTCTTGTATAATAACTCACAGTGGGATAGTGGAACTAAAACTCCTCTACTAGTTTCTACTGTATTTTGTTTTAACCTTAAATAAATAGGTACATTATATAAACAACCATTATATTCAAATGCTAACCACTTATCAATAAGTTCTTTTTCTTTTTGAGCTTTTAATTCTTGTGCTTTAAATCTGGCAAGTCTCAAAGATTCCACATCTTGTTGATACTTCTCTTCTACAAGAGTCTTTAAAGTTGAATCTGTAAAATACTTTAATTTCTTTTCATAACTCCCCTTAAATTTATTATTTGCTGCCCAATTTTTTACTTCAAACTTTAAATTATCTTCCTCAATCCATCTATATTTTTCATACTTTTCTAAGTATTCAGGAAGTAATTCTTCACATTGCATAGTACTACAAAAACTAGTAGCAGAATTTATTACAGACTGAAAATGTTTAGGATTGCCAAAATAGGAAATTCCATTATTCAAAGAGTTTTTATTTGCAGCAAGAGTTTCTACATATTCATCTAAATATGATCTTTTATCTGGAAAATTATGCCAATTATTCCAATAAAATACTGACCAATCATTTGGAACAGCTCTACTAACATGTAATTGGTGTTTAGATGTTGAACTGCTATAAGAACCACTTCTGAATAGAAGTATTTTATTTTCAAAATCTGCTATTCCTATTACAGAGGAATAAGAATATATTTTATTATCCTGAAATTTAAAATTACTTCCATACCCATCACTTATCCCAAATTCATCCTGATGAAAAAATGCATGAGCAAGTTCCTTATTATTAAAACAATGTTTTGCCATATTACTACATATATAAAGACCTCTCAATTAAGAGAGGTCTTATTAATAATATTTTTTATTAGTTTAATTGCTTCATCTATTTGATACTGGTTGTGAGGTTCAAATATAAACCACTCATTACCAGTAGTTTCCAAATACTCTCTAAACATTTTCATCTTAAGAGAATATGTAGATGATTTAATTCCTTTTGTTTCTATAATCCACTTATCTCCTACAAAATCGGGAGTATAAGTAGTATTTGTTAATTTTGTTGTATTTAATTTTAACCCCTTAGTATTCTTATCAGGGTCATAGAATTTAACTAGATTTGGCTTATTGCCTATCAAAAGAATAAATGCTCTAGGTTCATACTTGAATTGCAGACTACTTTCTTTTAATTTCTTATAGCAATATAACTCCAATCTACTTTTAAAATCTATTCCACCATAAGATACTTTCTTAGCATTCTTAACCTTCTTATTTTCAGTATTATTTTTCTTTTGGAATTTCTTTATTTTCTTCATTCATTCCTAATAAATATTTCTCAGCATATACATGCCAATTTGTCATATCTTCTTTAAGAAAAGCCATTGATAAAAGAACTATAGTAGTTCTAAAGGCTTCTTTAGATTTAGTACAGAACTCTTCCTTATCTAAAAGTGCATTACATTGATTATCGTTATAAACTCTAAAATACTCATCAAATATTTCTTGTGTCATATTATTCTACAATTAGATTATATTCTTTCTTAATACTATCAATAATCTCTTGTAAATTTTCACACTCGATTTGTGCAATAATAATTTTATTTTTAATACTTTCTAACGATGGGTATTTTAAATTGCATCCCTCTTCTACTTCTTTGGTATATTGCTTATAACATTGACTGATAAAAGAGGGAATTCTTTCACTTCTATCAAGCCATCCTGACATATTAAATTTATAAATATCTTTAAAGCTATTTATTAAGGAATCTATCTTTATAAATTCTTTATATTTAGTGGTTTTTTTAAATTCTTTTTCCCAAACTTCTTTACATTTTGTGCCTGCTTTAATAGTGTCTACATTACTGTTTACAATTTCACTTTGAATTTTACCCGCAATAGCATTAATTTCTTGATTATTTAACTTTTTCATTTAATTGTTCTATTAATTGTTCGTAAAACTGCTTAATCCCATACTTACAAGAGTAGTCAAATGGGTCTTTTTCATTAATAGTTGGATTATACATATACTCAAGCCCATATAGTTCACTAAAATGTTTAGCATTAACTATTCCTGGGTTATCAGAATCATAGTATAATATAATTCTTTTCCACCTACTTCTCATTTTATCTAGCCATTGAGATGGGCATATTGAAGTTTCTGTGTTCGGCGCAACGCCATGTATAATTTTATCTTTAACCCAACCATTAATATTAATTCTCCAAAAGACTCCTGCATCCTTTTTACTGCTAGTTATAAATAAAATATCCCCATACTTAGGCATTACATCTATAAGTTGAACCGTAGTATCATCTACATTAGATACCCATTTTAACTTAGATTTTGGTTGATATATTTTCCTTCTAAATACTCCATTATGAAAGTAGTAATCATAAGAATAGGCTAATTTACTAGCCTTAATACATCTTCTACCTTTATCATTATCTATCCAAAAATACTCTATTGGAATAGTTTTAGCCTTAACTAGCATTTCCTTACTCCATATCTCAGGATTCCAGAATTCTAAATCATACTTACTAAAATCTCTAGCCTTTATATCCAGTATGGTAGGAGTTTTATCAACTCTTTCAGACTTAATTCTCTCCTTTAGGGTATACTGATATATTTTAGATTTAGAAAATTCTATGGAATCATTTGCTACAATTTCTATAGCATCCTGTAATGAAATAGAAAACTTCTTTTGAAGATAATCTAGTATATCAAGGCTTCCTTCATTCTCCCCAAAATCTTTGTATTTAAGCCCTGTATTTGTAGGATTTATTACACATGAAGGATTACTATCACTTCTAAACTCTGATTTAAAAAAAGCCCCAACCTGATTAAAGTTGGGGCAATATTTTCTAAATAAATCTTCATGGGATACAGAGTCCAGAACTTCTTGTAAGTTGTAGATTCTTCTTCCCTTAATCATATCTTTAGAATGCTAGATCATCAGCAGGAGCACTAATAGTAGATTCATATCCACCATTATTAGTATCTGGAGTTACAGGCTTGTGATTATATACTTGAAATTCATAAGTCCAAGTATCTTTGATTGGATATCCAGACTTTTCTTTATTAGAGATAAATCTCTCAAATGCCTTATAATCATCATCCCTCTTAAATCCCCTATCAAATACATTAGAATCTACAGTTTGATATTGCTTATCTCCAGCATCACGTACTTTATACAGTGCTTTAAATATATTATCCTTATACATAGATAGGATATCCTTAAGCTCCTTAACATTTCCTTTAGAGATAATATCATTAAGAGTATCAAGAGATACTTCATCACCAGGCTTTACATTAACCCAATTGATAAGTAGATTGATAAGACCTACTTCACCTACCTTGGCAATTCTAGCACCTTTCTCAGAGAACCATTTCTCCCCTTTAGCATTAGTCCTATTAATTGCTGCATCAACAGATTCACTCCAAGTAGATTGTCCTAAATTATTAATAATCTCATATTTATCACCATTTTTATTAACCCTACCCTTATTTTCTAGGAATAGTGTGATATTAGTTTTCAAATCTTCCTTATCAGGATTTTGAATGAAAAATTGAAGTTTCAACTTTTGTACTCCATTTTCATCTGTAGTTAGATACTCAGGTTCATTAGTAAAATTAAATCCAAGCTTATTAAGTTCTTCAAGGTTAGGATTAACCGCTAATACCTTAGCCTTACCTACACCTGTATAAAGATTAAATACTTTTTGAGTTTCTACACTTGAATTATTTCCTGCAATTGCCATAATTATATAAAATTTAATTGTTTTAGTTTAAAATAAAACTAGTTGTTAGGTACAACTAGCAAAACCTTATAAATAAAAATATAGATTATTCCTTATCTTTAGACATGTCTTCCATAGCAAGTGAGCATGCCTCTGCTAACATGCTTGTAATTTCATCTTTAGTAAAAGATTCTTTTTCAGAATTTTTCATAAGTTCGTCCATCTTACCTGAAAGTAAAAGACCAATCATCATAACCATTACTTCTTTCATAATATAAAATTTAAATACGCAAAAATAAAAATACCAGTTTCTTCTTTCATCTAAACTGGTAAAGGATGGATTAGGATTAGTTGCGCATACTACCTAATGTGTCAAGTTTCATACTCTGAGTTGCCCCGTTTGTGAGTAGAGGATTTACTTACTCAATGTTTTATTTACCACTCTTCAATCTCTCTAATCATAGTAGTTTGATTTTATCTTACAAATATACTATAAAATATATTTATAGAATGGTATTCTTAGAGAATTTAACTCTTCACTAGATACTCTCTGTAAGTTCAAATGTGGAATTTTCTTCTTGTTGAATTTCTTCCTCAACAGATTCTTCAACAAATTCAAACAAACTCTTCTTCTTAGGTTTAATACCCTTAATTCCAAGTTGTTTTTTCAAAGCTGCTACATTAAGACCTGTTAACTTTTCCTTATCATCAGCATTGTAATCCTCATTAAGTCTAGTAGCAATCTCATCATTCTTTAGACCTAGAGTTTGTACATAGTAAGTAATCTTGTCTTTAAGTTCTGTCTTTGTAATTTTAATCATTTGTTTAATCTTTTAAATTGTTTTATAGTACATCAATAACATCAAATCCCAACATATCTCCTAATTGACATTCCCAATCATCCAAATCAACTTCATCTGATTGTAATTCTTTTAGAGAAATCAATGCGGCTAACATTCTATGTAATTCAGGATTATTCTTAACTGAATTTTCTAATTCTTCTTCAGATACTTCATTATATCTGTTAATTAAATCTTTACAATATATATTCATACTAATGCCTATCCACTATAAGTGATACAATACCTAAAACAATTGCCACAATAACTACTACTGCTAAGATAATACCTCCTATTGCTACTGGAATCCATAGTGGAGAAGTTACCCACCACCAAGACCATGCTGTTACTTGTCCTATTTCCGCAAGTTTTAGGAACAAGAATACTAGAAATATCCCTGTACTAAGACTAATTATGGACTTAGATTCTTTAACTGAAATTTTGTCTGACATTGTTAATTATTTTAATCCATGAAAATTCTATCCCAATGATATACTATCTTACCGTCTATTGTTTCAGATAGTTGAATATCTTTACCTCTAAGATGTGGAGGTCTTGCACCACAAATAGTTGAATCATTAGCAGCAAAATTTAAATATGTTCCATCCTCTTCTCTATGAAGATATGCTAAAGCATCCGCATTAGCACAAGTTATAGATGCAATTTTACCTGTTAAATCTAGAGCTTTTTGAGATATTTCCTTACCTTGAAAATCTACCATTTTTTCTTTTAAATGCCCCACAAGAATAATATGTGGTGCTAACTTAGATATCTTCTCTAACCAAGTAGACATTGATAATCTCAACCACATATAACCACCTCCATTTGGAAGAGTGAGTACAGATTTCCACTGATTTCTTGGTAATAACTTAGTAGCGTCTTTAGGGTCTCTATTAAAAGCCTTACCAATAGGTTGCCTCATATACTCTTCAGTAGCTTCCCATTCCATCCAAGATTCAAGTTTGGTAATAGTATCTACTGCAATATATTTATAAGGTCTTCCAGCCTTCATTATTTCAGTACCAAGTTCCTGTAATTCTGTGAGAGAATGTACTTTAACTTTTAATGCGGAAACAAAATCAGAACCATTTTCTAAATCTATTAACAAACAATTATCTAATGCTGCTACAGCAGTTGTCTTACCATGCTTAGGCGGAGAAAAAATAATTAGAGTATTACAATTAAAAGATTTAGGCTCAATTTTTTGTGTTGGTAATTCTATTGCCATTTATCTGAAATTTAATTATTGTTAGTACTATCTATTATCACCACTCCCATCAATCACTCCTCTATCTTGTCTAGAAGCTAGTTTATCAAGATTTGCTTGACATACTTCTTCAAGAGTCCAGCCCATAACTTTGCACAATCCTGCTACCTGCCAACATATATCACCGAGTTCACATTTTAATTCATTTTCAATGTTTATTGTATCATCAAATATACCTATCGCACGTAATTCGTTGCTTTTAATATCTAAATCTTTTTTCCTAATACCTTTAGCAACTTTACTTGAAAATTCTCCAACCTCTCCAACAAGATTAAGCATCATATATGCAAAATTATCACTACTAGGCATACAAGTAGTCATTGCTTTATCTTGATATTCATTTAATTCCATCTATTCTTCATCTTTGTAGTTTATAACTTGGTAATCTTCTGGTAACTTAAAGTTTCTTAGTTGTTCCAATTCTGCATCTAGTTCTACTAGCCAGTTATCCAATTGTTCCATAATTAATCATTTTTAATTTTTTAATATACTTCTTATCACTAGCATACTTTCTTTTAACTAGGAATGTATAATAGCAACCTGAAGTATACCTTTTATTTTGAAAATACTTGTAGGACTTAACACAATCAGTCCAATGCTTGAACTTAGCATACTTACCATTAAATACTAATCCAAATAAGTTATTATTTCTTTTACATACCTCACTAGTTAACCAACCAGTTTCAAGTATTGCTTGTTTAATAACAATATTAGGATGTTTTACTCTTTGTAATTTAAGGTAAGCTTCTAAATTATTTAGAGTCAGTGGACTCTGAGTTAGTACTTGTAGTCTTAGATTTCTTTGGTCTACTACTTTTCTTTGATGGTTTATCTGTAGGGGTATTATTAGTATTAGCAGTATTATTAATTTCTTCATATTCTATTATAGTTGTAGTAATTACATGGATATAATCTTTTCCTGTAATGTATCTCCAAAAATCTTTAAATGTAGGTCTAATTAATAAATTATGTGTAAGAACAGTATCACCGTCTTTATTAACAAACACTCTATCAATACCGCCTTCTACATTTGTAGAGTGCTCAATACGCTTGTCTTTAATCTTTAACATCTTCTTCCTGTTTTAATTGTTTATATTCTTCTAAATAAATTTTAATAACATCAATTGTTTTAAGTAAATCTTCTTCCCAAGTTCCTTTATGCCTACATCTAACAACTCTTTTAATTATATCTTGTTCCCAAGAATTAAGTTGCCATTCATATCCAAATTTATACAGAGAATCTTTACCTTTATAATAGTCTCTAGTGTTAATTGATTTAGGTTCCTTTTTAGGAGGCCAATCTGAGCAAATAGGCATTATTCCACTCTCCATTTAAAATGTTTACATCTACCACTTGCTTGAGTCATTATGCAAGAAGTCTTTTCTCCTTTATATATAAACTCTAATTTATTATCATCTTTAAAACATGTACCAACTATTACTGTAATAAATTCTTTCTTATTTGTTGATAGTTGCTTTAACTTCATCATATTTCCCCAATAATTACAGTTTCTACAACTATTAGGATGCCCTAAACTATTAGTTTTAATTTCCATTTAATATATTATTTTAATTTGTTACAGTATCTTTAGGTGGATGCATAGGATAGAAATCTGTTGAATCTACAGTATCCACACTATTTCTATCATTAGTATCTATTTTAGCATTTTTACTATTACACATTGAGAAAATAACTAATAAAAATACAATAATTACTACATATTTGCAATATTTCATATCTTAAATCCTGGTTTAATATTTCTCTCTTTAATTGCTTTATAAATAGTGGGATTCATTTGATTAGGTAGAGGCATTTCATCAAACCTGCTACATGCACCATCAAAATATAATGGGATTTCTTTATTACATTCCGATATATTAGATTTTAATAGAATTATACTTCTAAAAGCATCCCCCAAAACTCTGATATTGTATCCTTCAACTTCTGGATATTGTTCTATACCATATCTAGCAGGAGCAAATAATCCAAATACCAATTGGTGATCTCTTTGACATTCCTTAGAGCCTCCTAATCCGTCTAAAGATGGTTTACATTTATCAATTACTAATTCCCCCTTATAGTTATATTGAGGTTTTTCAGACTCACTGGATTGTTGTAAAATATTTATTAAAGTCCAATTCCAATGTTTAGTAATTTGAAGTCTGCCATATTGTCTAGTCCACTTATTTATAGTCTCTCTTTCTTGTAGAAGAATTCCTCCTTCTTTTTCTCTGGTTAAGTTATTAAGATTATCTACAATCATAATAACTTGCGTGTCAGGGTCATTTGCTTGATAATGTGAATATACCTTTTCTTTTACAGTTTCATTACTTTCATTAGTAAAATCTACTTCTTTATAATGATGGGTTCCCAACTGAATACTTAAATTTCTAGCCCATTTATAAATTCCATAAGGATTAAAGATGCTATCGGAAATTTCGCAATCTTCAAGGATATTTATAATCTCTAATTCAACATCATCCAATTTATCTTTAACTTCTTTGGGAATCACTTGCTTTCTCATACTATTTAATGCTAATACATCAATTCTAATTCCATACTTATCATATAAAATCATGCAGAATAACCTGTTTATTAGCATCTCTTTAGTGTCCTCAAGAAGAGTAATTACAAATTTTACTTTATAGGTATTATTTGGTAATATTTTTTTGAGCTTATAATGAGTAAATAATATCATACCTAACCAAGAATTGGACTTACCAACTCCACTATTGGCAGTAAACATTATTTGAGTTCCAAATGGGATTACTGGTATATAATTTCCAAGTCTAGGAAATGTATGATACCAAGGTAATCCGACTAATTTACCCTCTAATACTTTAGCCTCATTTTTTATAATACTGTCCTTGACACTTCGTATAGTATCAGTTAACATAACTCTATTGGATTATAGGTATTAGTAGTATCTTCACCCACCTCATTGATATAACCTTGAAATTTAGTTTCATTAAATAAAGTTTCAGGTCTTAAATAAGATTGCATATTAGTTCCCCACCAATCTTTAAACTTCTTATCAATAACTCTAGTTAAATCATCTTTTGTGTAACCAGATTTTAGTCTAGCATTTACAAATTTTAAATTAGATTTTGATCTTATGTCGAAGCCTCTTTTAGTAGGTGCTTTAGATTTAATCTTTAAATTAAGATAATTTAGAATTTCAATTGCCTCAGTATTCTTTTCAGATTTCTCAAATAATTGAATTAATTTATCTCTAGGTTCAAATTCATACTCTTCTAAATTTAGAATTTTAATGTATCCTCGATTTTCTAAGATATGATAAGTATCATATGAAGTATTTTTCCAATCATTATATCCTTCATAAATTAGTTGCATTGAAACGTACAAAGAAATATCAAGATTACTTTTGGATAAATTATCTAAATCAATTGTTAAAGTTTTCATATGTTAAATATTTATATTGATAATCATCGTATAACCCTAAATGTTTCATTTGAAGAGTTATATCTTCTTCTTCTAATTCAAGAGTAGTCTTAGATATAAGTATGTTCCCATATAATTTAGAATACAACTTATTCAAACTCTCTTGAATTATAGAAGATTTAATTTTATTTAGAGATTTTAGCATTATAATATTCTGCTATTTCTTTAATTTGTTCTTTAGTAAAAGTTCCTTTACCAATAGTTACAGATTCAATATCTTTATTAGTATTAGGGTACTCTCTGCACGTAAATAAGTCAATAAAAACTTCTCTACTAATCTCAGCACATCCAAACTTTACATAACCATCAAAAAATTCTCCTTTATATCCATTGATAGTAATATTAGGAAATTCTTCTTCATAGGCAGGATCAAACCACAATTCAAGTACTCCTGCTTCTTCCAGTCTTTTTAGTATTGTTGGATATCCTTTAAAAGTCATTTGATTAGTAATGGTATATTCATTACCACCAATAACAGATACAGCATTCATATACTTTTTACAATCCTCTTTAAGTTTATAACCTACTATTTTCTTTTCCATATCTTTTGATTTTAGTACATATTTCTGAAATTGTTCAAATGTGATTTCTGTGTAATTTTGAACATGTGTATATGCCCAACATTTATCTGAAGTTATAAAAATTACGTTGTTTGGAGAGCTTTTATACCAATCAAATCCAGCCCAATTAGTTAAAATTAATCCTTCTTGTGGGTTATTTATTTTTACATACCACTTATCGGGAAGTACAAATTCATCAATAGGTTTAGATAATTCTATAAATTGATCTAATGTTAGTAGAGTTGGATTATTTTTAAATGATTCTATAGATGAATAACATCTCCAATAGCCATCGCCATTTCCATAATATTCACCTAATCCTTGCAATTCCCTATTATACTCTTGACATAAATATTTTAAAACACTATCTTTATATTTCTGAGAAAAATCATTCTCAACTATCCAATAGTTTGGTAATCTATTCATTTTCAATTCTTTTAATATTTGCTAAAATAAGTTCATAAGTATCTTTTGCTCCCTCATAGTAATCATTATTACTACTACCAGCAAACTTCTTACAATTATCTATTTGAATTTGAATAAGTTGTTTTAATTCTTCCATATTTAAATAGGTATTTCATTAACGTTAGTAATTTCAGTAATCCATTCAGAATCTACATTTTTTAAACAAGATTCTAACCAAGTTTCTGACTGGGTATTTCTAGGAACAATCCACATACAAATACCTAAGTCATTAGTATTCAATCTATTAAGTCTTCCTGCCTTTTGACTACTACTGGTATCACTTCCATTAAAACTCTCCATAATAGCATATTTAGCATTTTTAAGGTTAAGTCCTAATGTAAGCATATCACAACTAGATAATTCTCTAATAACTCCTTCATTGAATTGCTCTAGAAGTAATTTATTAGAATCTGCTTCTTTCTTAGAATGTATAGAATATCTAGATAGTTTTGATGCTTGGTTAGTTAAAGCAGAGAATATTAAAACTTTATTATCAGTTCCTTGTAGTATTCTATCCTTAAATCTATTGCACCAATACTTACTAGATTCTAAATTCCATAAGAATTCTTTTCTATATCTAATAGAATTAAAGAATGCTCTACCAGCATCAGAGTACTGTTTATCTAACTTATTACCATTCTCATCAATACCTTTCATCCATTGAATAGAAATTTTAAAAAAATCATCAGCACCTAAATATGCCATAGTTTTCTTAGCCTTATCATACCTCTCAGATAAGTATTGATATTGAGATAATTCTCCTTTAGTCCAAGATTTAGTTTTAGTTCCAACTTTTATTTTAAAATCATCAGTTAAATCATATCTAAACACATAGTTCATAGTATGATTAATTAAACCATCTTTAGCACTATTATAATATTCAAATACAATTGGCAGTTTAGTACTATAGAATTGAGATTTAAACTCATCAGATTTATTAGGAGTACCTGTTAATCCGAGGATTTTCTTTCTTAGCCATAAGGCATTCTCAATTAAAGCAGAATACTCAGAAGATATTACAAGATGCCCCTCATCGATAATTATGAGATCATACTCATTAATTCTAGACTTACTCCATTTATAACAAGTCTGGATATTAAATAAGTCAATGCTAATTAAGGTATCATCATATTCCCAAATAGAATCTAATACTTCCTCTATTTTTGTAAATCCCCACTTATGTAACTCATTACTCCAAGACTCTTTAAGGTTAGTTCTAGGAGAAGTTATAAGAACTTTTCTAGGAGTAAATCTTTTTATAGCCTTTATTCCTATCAAACTTTTACCTGAACCTGGTGTAGCTACAACAACTCCACAACAACCTTTATTTATCCAAGTATTTAGTGCTTTGCTTTGAATTTCATCTTTAGTCATTAATCTAGTAAATTTGTTTCTACTACACTCCAAGCCATATCTTCATTCCAAGAATTTTTAAATTCTTGAGACTCTTCTTTAAACCATTCCATATAGTCATTTTTAGTCTTTTCCTTATCTAATTCAATAGCTTTTTCAGCCCCCTCTCTAGACTTATGTAAAGAAATAGTATATATACCATCTGCATCTTGACAAGTTGCTGCATATATTTTATTCATAAATTTCATTAGTCACATCTTTAATTATTTTCTCAATTTCTTCACTTAATGTAAATAGTGCTATCTTTTGTCCATCTGTTAGATTATTATAGCACCAGTTTACATTAGAATTTACTTGAGATTTAAATGCTTCAAATGTTCTTTCTATACCTTTTAATTCCTTTTTGTAATTAGGGTTTAATTTGGGATAGTTAGCATTCAATTCTTTAGAGAGTAAATCCGATAAAATTTGTAACTTGAGGATACTCTTTATGAATTCCATATCAGTACCCTCAAATTGTAATTTATTTTTTAAATTAGACATTCTTAGATTTAACTACTTTAATATCACTTACTTTACCACAAACAGTACATCTGTACTTGTTACCATCTTTACCTGCTTCATTGCAAAGTCTTTGACCTTTACCATAAATCTTATCTTGTGCTTCATGCATACATGCACAGTTCATTACTTTACTCATTAGAAATTAGTTTAAAATTCATATTATTACAAGAAGCAATTCTTCTAAGGTATACCTCATCTGAGTATACACTATCACTATCTCCGCCAGAAGTCATAAAAGTCATTTTCCCATCTATTTGTAAAGATGAAAACATAAAACATTCATTAGTAATATTTGACTTTGCTCTCATACCTGCAAAAGCAAGTCTTTCAGTATGTGTAGTTGCATCAGATACACATATTATATCTATGCCATCTTCCATACCTTCTAATAAATGTTTGTGTTCAGGTTTTATTCTATTAGATGAATAGGCTAATGCAGTATCAAAATCCCAATTTTTATATGGGAATTTCTTTAGTTTCTTAGAAATCTCATAAAATCTTTGATGGTAGTTTCTATAAATCAGTCTGCACTCTAAAGTTTCTTTACTCATTGTTGTAGTTATTTAATTCTAATACTAATACATTCATCTCTTAAAGGACATTTAGGATGCATTTCATTTCCATTATCAATTGCTCCTATTTGTAATGTGTAATCTAAACTTTTTTGATTCCAATTAATAGGATGTCCGCAATATAGATTAAGTTCAGTTGCAAATATTAAAGGGCACTCATTACACTTATCAACTCTTATTACCATATTATGAAATACTTTTTAAGTCAGTTAATTTAATACATTCCAAATCTAATCTTTTCTCAGCAATAACATCTTGAGTATTTAATATAAACTTACCAATAGCTTCTTCTTTTGATTGTGCATATATTCGACGTATTATATTTTCCATAATAGTTGTAGAGAATTTTGTTTCTTTTACTACCATCTGACAACATATATATAAATCTTGCATACTAAATTAAATTTTAAAGAGATTTCTCATGTTTCATATCTAAAATATAACTTCTCTTATCTTGGAGAGTTATTAATATAGATTCTAATTCTTCTTTAATCAAAGGTTCTAATTCACAATTCCATAATTGTTTATTAATATCCTGTATATATTCATTTACTTTAAATAGATTGTATCTACTTAAATCTTGTTCATCTATGTAGTATTTAGCCATTAGTGAGTCCAATAAGGTGTTATACAAGGTTCTGCTTTTAAAGGAATGATAGGACAAAATGGTTTAGCCCCAGTTTCCATACAATCCTTAAGTATTAATGCCCATTCTTCAGATATATTTACAGGTACTTCTAGTAAGGCCTCATCATAAATTAAATCTACAATTTTTACTTTCATAAAATTTCCAGTAGATACTATTTTCCTAAATAAAAGAATCATAGAATATTTAAGTACTTCAGCCCCAGTTCCTTGAATAGGAAAGTTTAGTGAACTTCTATACATATCCCCCTTAATAGCGTGATATTTCTTCTGTTCCTCTTTAGATAAACTATTATATCCCTCTCTATTTATAGTTTCTTGTAATTCCTTTAATCTATTAATATCTGGATACCAATATTTTCTTCTACATATATTATTAAAAGTTATATATCCATTTTTAAAAGATGTTTCTGATATATATTTAAAATAATTAGCAATTCCTGGAAATGCGGACATATAAGAATTATAAATTCTCTCTCCTTCATCTATAGGAATATTTAAATTATTAGCAATAGTAAATCCATTACCTCCATAAGAGATAGCAAATCTAGCAGATTTAGCATTTTGTCTTAAATCAGGTCGTAACTTCTTTACCTCTTCTTCGAATATATTCTGTAATTCTTTAGGAAAACACATTTTTGCTACAAAACTATGCCCATCTCTTTTTCTAGTAGTATCTAAATAAAATTCAGTTAATACTTTGTCTTGACATTTATTTGCAAAGATGATGTCTTCTTGACCCGAGTAGTCGCAGTCTATCAATATGTTACCTCGCTCTGGTACAAAACATTTCCTAGTATCTTCATCTCTTGGAATATTGAGCATATTAATATATTCTGTATGATTTGCTTTATCCTTACCTCCAGAATACATCCTACCAGTATTTAGTAATTGTCCAAAATTAGTATGAATTCTACCTGTTACTGGATTTATATGCTTATAGAAGTTTTCTCCATAAGTACTTAATTCCTTTTGAAGTTCTTTATATTTGATATATATATTTATTATAGGATATTCATTTGCAAGTTTTCTTATATGTTTTGCCGAAACAGATTCCTTTTCCTCCCCCCTTTCAACAATACTTGTATCTATTCCTAAAATATTAAATAAATCAATAACTTGTTTGGAAGAATTCCAATTAATATTTACTCGTATTTCAGTAGAAAACAAATCTAACTGTCGGTCAATAAACTTAGTAATATTTAGTCTTAATATTTCATTATTAAGTTCTTTTTCAATTTCTAGAAGTTTTGCTTTGGATTTATTTATTCTTTGTTGCCAAAGATTTCTATCTAATTTAATTCCACAAAACTCCAAATAAGTGATTACAGGTACAAATAAATTATCTAGTTCAATGGCTTTATAAACATCCCATTCATAAGCCAATTTCAATTGTTTTCTTTTAATTTCATGCAAAAAAGCTACATCTTTTGCACCATATATTATTACTCTATCAGAAAGTCCTTCTTTATGAATATTTCCTCTAATAGTTTTATCTAAAGTTTCACCACAATATCTTTTAACTAAGGCATCAAGAGCCTTTCCATGTAATTTATCATCATTATTATAAAGTATTTGTTCTGCTATATAAGTATCATAAACTTTCATAGGAATGATACCTTTAATATATAACCATCTTATATCAAACTTTAGGTGTTGCCCTATAATTAATTTATTTTCTATAAGTTCTTTATAATATTTATCTATAGGAATCTCTTGAGTATTTATTACAAACTGATTAGTTTCATCTCCTAACTGAAGTGATAAAGTCTGTTTAGTATAAACATCAAATCCAGTAGTTTCAAAATCTAATCCAATTTCATCTAATTTATTTAAATACTCTAAACTATCTTCTACAGAACACCATTTAATTTTATCACTATCAAATAATCTTTTACTTCCTACATAATAGTACATATATACATAAGTAAAAATAAGGAGGAATAAATCCTCCTTATAAGTTATAATTTATAAATAGTTACTAAAAGACTTAGCGGCTTCAGTAGCAAGAGTATTAATCTTACTATTAGTTGAAGTTGAATCTGCTAGTAATTTTTCATCAGTTCTTTTATCATCTAATAATACAAAGATTTGATTTCTATAAATTAATGCTCCATCCTGAGTCATTAATTCTCCATTAGTAGGATTCTTTTTAGGTTCATGTCCTTCGTATTGAGGATTTAACGATTCAATAATAAGAATTTTACCCTCAATAGGAAATTCATTACCTTCTACAAGATTATTCTCCTGTACTAGTTGCTCAATAATCTCTGTTCTACCCGTATAAAAGGCTCTTCTTTTATCTACAGTGGCAAATCCTGTTGGAGCAATACCAAATGTGTCACATCCTATTAGAATACTTGAAAATTCTGGATTCTTACTAGTTAGAATAATAGAATCACTTTTTTCTGATTTTAAAACTTTAATCTTCTGTTGCATTTTATTTAATTTATTTTATGAGCCATAATTATATCACCACTATTTTCAACTATTTGAATAGTTCTAATGTACCATTGAGATGTTGAATTAAATTCATCAGATAATTCCCCACTAAAAGTATTAAAGTATTTATAACTTTTATCTAATACATTTACTATCTGCATACTAGTATCATATTCAAGAGATTTAATCATATCTCCGACTTCTACATTTGAATCTGTATTAAATGAATATTTTTTCGCCTTACAAATATCTTTATTATTTGTAATCTTTGAATTTGTGTAAATCACTAAAATTGTTTTCATTTTATTTAATTTTTGTTATTAATCAATAATAGTCCTTGTTTAATACCTTCTTCTAAAACTTCTTCATAAGTATTCCAAACACCTCCATCATTAGGGCCATCTCCAATCTGACTCCACATTATATTTGTACCTCCTTCTGCTTTATTTAAAGCATAATAATATCCACAAGCATTGTTTTCAATTACTATATGGATATTATGAACTTCTCTCAACCATTTTTGAAGTAAACTTTGTGTACATACAGCATATTCTGAATCATCTTCTGAATTTTTCCAGGATTTAAATGTTTTGCTTAAAATCCCACCTTCATAAGAATATTCACACATTTCATCAAATCCTTTTTCCTTAGCTAATTTAGCTACTTCAAAAGATATTAAAGTTTCTTTCATAATTAATTAGTTTTATATTTTATTTCTTTAAATATAACACCTGTTTTATCCTTTCTACATAAAGGGCTACATATACCATATGTGGTAATACTACACCTACCATAATATGTACATTCTGGACAATAACTGCCTTTAATTACTACTATTTGTTTACCATCTTCTTCATACTTATACCCAATAGGAAGATCAAGGTATGTAATATCAAATTTATATTTCGCTTTTTCTTTATAACACATAATGATAACGCAAATTCCCATTCCTAATATTATACACATACCTATTAATAAAAATGGTTCATTAATAAATTCAATCAGAATTTCTTTCATAACTAATTTATTAAATTTGCAAAAACATCATCATATATTTCATACCCAAGTCTTTTATGCTTAAGTATATAATCAGCCTCTTTAAGTGATTCATTTTTAGTTAATATCTCACTTAAACAGGTAATAGGCCTAGTACACTCATCTAAGAATGCTATTGCTTGACCTTCATTGGAAAATACCCTTCTTGAGTTTTCTGTCATATCTAGGTAGTTTCCAATGTGATCTTGCGTTATTTTCTCAGGGTCTGCATAGTAATGTACTGTTACAATTCCCATAAGTTTTTAAAATTTAGTTAATATTACTAAGGTTTAAACCCTAATTCTTTAAATGTCTTATCATTTAATCTTTTTGTCTTAATATGTCTAATGACAGTAACTAAGAATTTAAGGCTAATACTAAAAATAGCCCATACAAAAAGAAAAAGGCATATAGCCCAAAATACAAAACATACAAAACTTCCTAAGTTTTCCATGTTAAAAGTCAATAATAATTCTCCCATAATTTATATAAAGTTTAGTTCTGGTTTCAGTAAGTATCACTCTTTTCATACTTAACTGCTGAGATGAAAAGAATGCCAATAAGAATGAATAAAGAAGGGATGATATAAGCATAGTTACTATCTACCCCATCCTTAATCATTGCAATAAGTGTGAGTATTCCAAATAGGAATATTACAACCCCCATAAAATATCCAAAGAATTTCATAAAGTCAAGTTTTAAATGTTAATAATTAATTAGTTAGAAAAGAAAACCCATCCATAGAATATCACTATTCAAAAGATGGGTTCATTATTGTTTGTGGTTTCCTATACTTAGGAATTTATAAGAAGTGGCAAAGGCAGGATTTGAACCTGCAATTTGTAGCCTTGTAGTGTCATTGGGGCTACATCGAGAAAACACACTAAAACTCTAAGCGTCTACCAATTCCGCCACTTTGCCATAAAATAAATCCCTACCAATTTCTCAATTAATAGGGATTAAATGCTATTTATTCATATTCATAATAATACCTTGTCCAGAACCTAGCATTGTTTCTGGCAATTTACCATTCCACTTTTGAATCCATTGTTGTTGTACCAATAAGGCATTTAAAGTAGTTTGTTTCAATCTATTAGCTTCTGCTTCTGCTCTAGCAATTGCAAGAAGTGCTTTAGCTTTACCTTCTGCTTGCGCTACTTCAATAGCTGCCTGTGCTTCAGCAGTTCTCTTTTCATTTTCAGCTTTTTGCGCTAATTGCGTTGCTTGTACTTTACTATTAAGAGCCTCTTGAACAGATTGCGGAATTCTCACAGAACCTATTAAATATAGATTATCTATAAATATTCCACTAGGCATTAGTTGATTTTTTACTATAATTTTTACAGTATCAATCATTTTAGACTTTCCTGCTCCATATACAGATTCTACAGGCATTGTAGAAGCTACTTTATTTAATGCATCTCTGATTGAATTCCTAACAACTACTGCCCTAATTTCATCAACCCCTTTTCTATAAGTTTGAAACATTTTAGCAATACTAGCTTGTTCAAAATGCATTGAAACTCCTAAATCAGCAGAGCATTCCATACCTTCAACTGTCTGAAATACAAACTGCTCATTAGCAGGAGAGCCTTCATCTGATGAAGATGTATACGTATAGTTTACCTGAAATGTAGGAAATGTAAATAATTCAGTATTAATTCCGATATAATATCTACCGGGGCCTACTACTTCATCATCAACTCCTTTATCAGAACCTAACATATTAACCTTAATTCCTGCATAGCCAGATTCTACCTTATCCATACAAGATGTAAAGAATGTTACGCACATCCCAAAAACTAAAAATAAACTTACTTTTCTCATGATATAATTAAAATTTAAAATTTCTTGTCATAATTGTTATTAAATATTTACCTAAATGCAAAGTGTTCAATATCCCTAATACTAGCCCTAGTATACATAAAGTATTACTGGGATACGAGATCAGAAATGGCAATATTACACCATACATCAATGAAATATTAACTAGCAAATAACAAATAATTGCTATGATGTTAGTATGAAATACTTGTAAAAATTTCTTCATATGGTTAAATAAAAAATCCAGCCCTATCATCACGACAGTACTGGATAAAAATACAATTACTAATTAATTAATCTAAATTACTTCTTGGTTACAAATTTGCTAATCTTATATTCCCAATCAGAAATTTGCTTCTTCAAACCTTCATTGGCCTTTTCATTTCTTTCTTTAGTCTCTTCAATAGATTCTTGGAAATCTACTCTAGCCTTAATAGCCTCAGTAAACTGTTTATCCAAATCTTTTACATACTTTTTTCTAGACTCAATAGACTGAACTCTATCCAAATCCATTTTCATAAAAGCCTCATCTTCTTCATGCTTAAGTTCTTCTAACTTTTCTTCAGCATCTTCAAGAAATAGATCAAGTTTTCTATTATTCTCATCAATTTGAGAATTAGCTTCCCTAATCTGACCTTTGTAATGCTTTACTAGTTGATGTACTTGAGCTCCAAGTTTACTATCATCATCCACTTTAAGAAATGATTTAATCTTAGCTACTACTACATCATACATTGAACCATTGTTTACAGATTCTACATTCTTTGACATAATACAAAAGTTTTAATTGTTTATAAAAAATTAATTAATCTTACTTACAAAATCTGGAAATAAAGAAAACTCGGGTTTTTCTTTAACACATTCTTCAAAAGTTAATGGGTTTTTAAGTGCTGATTTATCAATATCTGAATCATTTCCTTTCTTAGGTTTAAACCACCATTCATTTTTATATCCAGTTAAATCTAACCATTCTTCGAATGATACGATACTCCTATATGCAAAAGAATCACAGAAACTTCTTCTATTCAAACCTATGTGAGTGTCTTGCTTAAACACATTCCAGTTTACCCCTTTAGACCACAAATTGGTATAACCCAATTTGTTACTAACAAAATCCCATTTTTCTTGTGTATCTACATGTACAGCGTCATAATCAGATAATGATTTTTTTGGAATATGTTTAATATCTTTTGGAAATAATCCATCTTCTTCATAATGTATTATAGGTTCTTCTTTTTTATTTTTAGGATTCCCGTGCTTATCTATTTCTCCTTTTATCCATTGAATTTGTTGTTCATTAGTAAAAAAGTTATCAAATATCTTATCTTTAAAAGGGCATGAGTCATCAATACATGATAATCCACTACAAAAAGAACAATCCTTAATGTTTAGTCTTAAAGTTTGTGATAGACAGGTATTTTCTTTTTTATTACGTATAAACTCACACAACTCTTCAACACTTTTACCACTTTCTCTGACAATAATACTAGGATCATTATTTTTAACAGCTCTAGTTATTGTAGTGGATAAATCATATTGTTTAGGATTAGGTTTAATTGATTCTGTAATTTCTTTTGGTTTAGTAACAGAATCTATTTCTTCTTGGGTTGCAGGTCTTGAATTATATTTATCAAACCAACCTGAAAAAGTAGGATACTTTGCATGCATTAAATCTGTCTGAAACTTACCGTTTTTTTCATAAGTTAATTTAACAATATCTCCCTTTTTATGGGTGCTTCCATTAAGTACAACAATCCAATCTCCTACTTTAAATTCAGGCGTTTCGTTAGTTTTCATTTCTACTTTATTAGGAATTTTATCTGGATGATTCTCTGGAAGATATTGTTGAATTTCTTCTAAAGAAACTTCTTTAAAATCTCTTTCAATATCAATTATAGCTCCATTACTAGAATTAATTTTATATTTACTGTTATGAATATACCCAGTATCAGTTATAAAGTTATTATTTCTAACTTCTTTAAATTTAATAATATATTCACCGCATCCTCTACATTTATACCATTTTCCTACTATAAATTTAGAATCTGAACTAGTTTCTTTTACTTCTGGAGTTGAAACAATCTCTGCCCATTTATTTGATTGTACACCAAAATGCTTGTGATAAAGATTATTATTAACATACGAAAATATACTAGAGGAATGCTCTACCCTGAACTCAATGTTCTTTGGAATTATATATGCATTATTAGTGACTAAACATTTAAATTTAGTACCAATAGTATATCTTCTTTTTGCTTCTTCAAGTAATTCCTCTTTAGATGCTTTACTCCAATCTTTTTCTGTTGTAGTATTAATACCTAAATCTGACAATGTTTTTTCTGGTAAATCGTAAGTTTCAGAATCATTTAATGTATAGGTACTATTCGCAACTATAAAATATGGCCAAAATATACCATAACTATAGTTATTGCAACAGTTTAATTTATTATTAATAGCCCATGTTTCACATAATTCACTTTCTTCTTTTGAATTACATTTAATATAAAAATCTTCCATAATCATTTAGTTAAAAGTTAATAAATAAAATAGAATATAATACTTAACTACAATTTAAAACAAGTATTAACCACCAATCCAATCTGTATAACCTAGAATGTTAAGTATTATACTCTATCCATTATCTCACGACAATGTATTATTTCTTTATTTTAAAGAATTTATTGTAATTAATGCATTTATCATCATCTTCCCCTTCATAGTTCTCAATTGGAAAAAATAATAGCCATCCAATCATACAAAATATAGTATTTATAATCGGAATAAATATTATAATTATCCATATTGAGTCTGGGTCAGTACATTCCCAAATACCATTTTTACTATGTGCTAAATGTGTATGAAGCCATTGTAAATATGCAGATACTAAATAAACTGCAATTAATATAATCCAAATCATTTTATTTCTTATTTATATTATTAATAAATTCCTCATTAAACCAATATTTATCTTTTAATGGTTTAAAAGAATAGAGCATTTCCTCATAAGATATATTATGATAATAAATTAGCAACTGATGACAATTTTGAGAGTTGAAAATCCTATCAAGTAAGTTATGTCTATATTTACAAACTTTTTTATTTCTATATAGTCCATAAAACGATAAGATCGATACTATTGTTAGTATACATAATAAGACAACTAAGATTGTGTGCATTTTATTTAAGTTTTAAAAGTTAATAAAAACAATATCTCCACTACTATCACAGCACTAGAGATATTTAAATGCAAATCAATACAAAGGTGCAATTAAGGAATAAACCTTTGTAGTATTTTTACTTAATACCTATTAAACATAGTATTAAGATAATTGTAATTGTGATATATGAATGTTTATTCACCCATAACTCAAACTTAGTTAGTAGTTTATCCATAGTTAATCAATTACAACCATTGATAAAATATACATAACATCTTCCGCAATTTCTTCAATGGCTTCTGTTCTTGAAGTGGCTTTAACTTGAATGTTTAAACAAGGAATTCCTTGCTTGTTGATAAATGAGAAAAAATAAGTTTTCATTGTGTTTTGTTTTAAAAAGTTAATGTTAAATATCTCAATTAGTTTAAATAACATCACCACGTAGAGGTTTGAGATATGATGTCATTTTATACATAGTGTATCACTACAATATGTAAAGGGATTTCAACCTGTATAACCTATTTATGAAAAAATCTACTCTATAATCAAATCAATTAATTTCTTCTTATCAACATCTACTAATTTAGTAACTGCTAATTCTCTAAGAAATTGAATTGACAATGATTCTAACTTATTTATATCAAAAAATACTCCCTTTTGTTTAGGTTTTACTTCTTGAGTATTAGTATCTGATTGACATGGTTTTGAGATAATTTTAGCCCATTTATTTGTGTTTATATCAAAAACTATCATATTATCATTAAATATATAACTCATCCTACTAATTTTAAGTGGTTTCGATATAATAAATATATCTCCAGAATATGGAGATTTACATACAGTACCAATAGGATAATTCTTTATAACATATTCTAATAACTCTTCTCTACTAGAATTCTTATCAGGAATGCTAGATTTAGGTTGTTTATTAACACCATTTTTAGTATTAATCACACTAGAATTATCAGATTCTAATGAGAATACTTTATCTTGCTTGGATAGTACATTATACCATCTAGCACTACATACTCCAAACTTTTTACTCTTTAATCTTTTACTTGCATTTCTAAAGGCATTAGCAAGATTATTAGGAGATTTAGATATTTCTTCTTTTAGAATAGTATCTTCCTTTTTAGTCCAAATAGTTCTCATATTAAATTGTTTTAAAATTGTTGTTAAAAGTTAATCATAAGTCTCAGAACCAGGATAATACTGCCCATTAGCAAAATCCTCATCAAAAATATCTTGATATCTTCCACAGTGGGGGCACTCTAATGATTTATTATAATCATATTCTTTCCCACATTTGTTACATGTTATTATGTCCTCTTCCATATTTTAAAGTGTTAAAAATTAATCCTCAACTATCACAATTGAATTAAATCATTTCTGATTAGTATTAGATAGTTGAGGATATAAAATGTTATTCAGTTTGGTCAAAATCACTTGTTAAAATATATACTAGTCCAATAGCAAATACTAGTATACATAATGGATTATGAAAGTAGGCTGTTATGCCTAAAAGTATAATCCATAAAATGGGTATTAAATAGGATTTCATTGTTTCTTTTTGTTTTGGTTAAACCATTCATTAAATGACTTTGTACTACGTACTTCTTTATCAATAGTTCTTAAATTATAAGAATACTTACACAAAGCAAGAACTTCCTCTTCTGTATAAAGGACAGGTTCTTCAAACTCTGCACAACTTCCAAATTCATCTGTTATAGTTGATTTTTTCTTGCAATTGTTAACACATTTATCACAAGTGCCTTTATTAATAATAGTTACAAAACCATTGGTTAAAATAGGCTCTATTATTTTTATCGCTGGTTGACCCCCATCAAGAGTGTAAGGTTTAGAAGTCTCTTCTTCAAAATGTTCTTCCATTTCAAATTCAACATCCTTAATAGTCCCATTATGGTATGGCTCTACAAACTCAGAAATGTATTCTGGAGATATTTGAGATTGTGTGGCTATTACTTTTTTAAAGTGAGATTTATGTATATATGGCTCAAATCTACATTTTATTTTTATTATATCATTATTTGAACCAAATCCAACGCATGTAACTATTTCTTCATTATCTAATAATAAAGTATCTCCAACTTCAATCTTTTTATCTTCTAATGAGATTAAAATGAGGTCTTTGGGGATCCAACCTAAAACCCTTAATCTCCTATATTCTGCCCCGGTATTGCATTTAAATATATTACCATTTGGTCTTGATAATATATTATATACATTTTTTTCATCTATTGCGTTAACCAATACAGGTTTTACTAATTTTGTTTTCATTTGCTTGAGTTTTAAAAAGTTCAATATTTTGATAAACCCCTCAGTTCAATCTATTAGATATGTAGTTGAGGGGTTTTTAGTTAATGCCAAAAGAAAATAATGACTGATAATCTGAATTCGCTACCACTATGCCCTCAACATTTCTTGTTAAGTATAGAATAATTCAAATAACTCCAATGCTGGCATCAATTATCAGTCATTAAAAAGAAAGTAACAAGTATTTTCATGATATATTCATTTATTATCGAGCGAATTAGCACAGTTTGCTAATACCTCTAAAACTTCAATAACTGTTTATTACTTGTTACTATAAGTTTAGTAAGTTCTAATTTAGATACCGTTTTTATCAGAGTGAAATTAATCCGTTAAATAAAATACGGATAAATTGGACTAGAACTTACTTTATGTTTTACTTTAATGTACCACCTACATTTACTTCGTATTTACCTCCAAAGTATTCATAGGTTTTATTTGTTTTGGTATCTTTAATTATTAGTAAATACTTATAAGCTTCAAAATTAGCATTATTAACTCCTTTTATTACTACTACAGCATGTCCTTCACAAGCCTTAATAATTTCATCTAATGAATGATAATCAGGATTTTTTATTGTTCCTTTTGCTCTATCAAAATTACATGATGTTAATAATACTAGTATTAGTAAGTTTAGTACAAAAGTTTTCATAAGTTAACTGAGTTTAAAATGTTACTTATTAAGCTTCTTTATCCAATGTTTTAGAAACTTAATTCTAGGAGTTTTATTTCCACGTGTCCACCAGTATCCATGATTTCTATATTTAAAAGAATAGCCATACTGATACCATTTGGGTCTGTGTGTATCTAAGAAATTATGTAATAAGACCCACTCTTCCCCCGAAATTAGATTACCCCGATGTAAAGCAAGGAGTTTATTACATAATCCATGATGCAAATTACTTTCAACTTCTTTTAAAAGAATTTCAAGTAATGTTTTTAAATCTCTAGTGTTTTCCATTTATTTGAGTTTAAAATGTTGCTTACTACTGTTTACTCAAAGATATTATATGAATTTTCCATCCATTAACATCATCAATTACTGGCAATCCATACGAAATGAATTTTAATGTTACTTTAAATCCAGTTTGATTAGCTACTGCTGGATGAGCATTAGAACCTGCTATATTAGGAAATGCTCCTTTTATAACTTTAACATTTTTACAAATAGTAACAGGTTTAAACTTATCTTTTCTATATACTAACTTTTGCTCATTGCATATAAGAGAATCCCCATTATATCCTAAATAAGTAAATTCAGCAATTACTTCATATGTAGAAAGTAATCTATCTTTTAAATCTTTGAAGATTTCTAGATGTTGATTAGTTCTAATTAAATATGCACATGAAAATATTTTATCATATATTGTCTCATCAGAACATGTTTTATTATAGTTCATGTTACTTCTATCAATCATTGTAATAAAGTTTAAAATGTTATTAGATGGGATTTAAGTAAATTTGTAGTGTCAACTACTAAATAAAGGAAATATAGGAGGTGTAAAACCTCCCATAATCCCTATAACTTACTAATTTCCATTAATGTAACATTAACTTCTTCTTCAGTAAGATTCCCTAGTACATCATTAATAATGGATGTAGAATAATCTATATCAAAAGAAAATTCATCATTAAATGGTACACCTTTAATATTTTTTAGTACTGCAAGTTCCCACAATCCAATCTTATTACCATAAGAGAAATCATGCTTAAGAATACTAACACCTTTACCATTAGGAAATATTGCTACATACTGAATTCCCCTATTTGTAGGTCTATTAGGAAGTTCTTTAAAATCCATAATATATGATGTTAAATTAAACAATCAAACTTAAGAATATGGGAGAATATTTCATCTCCCATAATTCACACATCTTACAGTGTATCCTGAATATTTTCTTCAGGATTACTTCCAGCCTTATGAATAAGGTAGAATTCATCTGCACCAGCAACTACCCTAGATACCATTGTGTTAGTCCTATAATCAGAACTAACTGCGCCACTAATCCTACCTAACTTGGTAGAATAGCAGGAGAAGAATAACTTACCACTATTAGGATTCTTAATAATGTCAATCTTAGTGATTCCATTATTACCCTTGAAGTCTGCTAGTGAGAAGGTGTTAACAAATGTTAAGTCCATGATAACGTAATTTTGAAATGAAACAATAAATACAAGGTTAAATATAAAGTGTGCAATCCACTATTCTGTCTGTAATTTACCTGTTAACTTGCTTCAGCGTTCCATCATAGCCTCCAAGTCTTAGTTGAGCAGCTAGGTAACGGTTAGGCAGGACTTTCACCTTCAGGTTGTGGTATAACTTCAAATTAAGCACACTTTATATAGGAAACCCCAATAGGGGATATGCCCAAAATTTAGTTTGGGTGTGGGGGTTATGGGTGGGTTAGTCAGTGATATTATTAGTATTCAAAATTTTGAAAAAATTATCAAAAATTTTATAGTTAATGATCTCAGTAATATCCAAAATTTTAAAAATTTTTCAAAAAATTATTTTACTACTTAAGGTCATGTACTTAAATAAGTACACTAGTGTACTTAAATTAAGATACCTAAAGAATAGTAGTTATAGAGTAAATAAAGAGAAGGAACTGTTAGTATTTTTATAGGATAATTATTTGAATACTAGTGAGTTAAGTATTGAAATACTCCATTCCTTAGTAGTATCAGACTACCTTGATAGTCATACCAGAGTGATGCTTAGTCATACCAGAGTGACTAAAAATGTTAAATAAGTACGACTATTATTTGGAATTGTTAGATATTAGTCATATTTTTGTAAGACTAAATTAAAATAATTATGCAGTTAGAGAAAATTGTAGAAACTGAACATGGGTTTGTAGACCCTGAAACTGGAGAAGTTATTTCTTCATCCTTTACTAATACAAAGCATATCATAAAGAAGAAGACTACTTTTGATAATTTTGTGCAGGTATATATTAGAGATTTGGCAGATATTTATAGGATTACTAGTAGAACTCAGATTGCTCTTCTAATGGTACTATGTGAAGAATCTAAAATGATTTTAAGTAATTCAGATATTCTTCCGACATTTACTGCTCTTATTGATGATAAGCAAAGATGGGCAGAGAAGTTACAAATAAATGCAGGAAAGAATGTGGATAATGCCCTAGCTGAATTGGTTAAAAAAAATATTGTACTTAGAATAAGTAGAGGCAAATATTCTTTAAACCCTAAGTATATATTCTCAGGAGCATTAAAGGATAGACCTAAAATGCTTGAACTATGTGTGAAATATGAAATATCAGAATCTGTATAAACATTATTTAACACATCTATAGGATAAGAGTTAGAAATTAATCTTTATATTTATCACCAATTAAATTTAACTAGTAGAATATGACTAAGGAGGAATTAATAAAAAGTATAGAAAGAAACCTTACAAGTCTTAAAATTATTTGTAAGGATTCAGAAGATAATGAATGGGGAGAGATAATAAAAAGCTCTTATAGTAATGACAGAACTTTTTTCTATCGAGGATGTTTAAATACTCCTACAGAGCAACTACTTATCTATAAGGCTATATTATCTACAATACCTGTAGAGTATAGAGATAATGCTACAATACAATTTAGCATGGAAGGTTCGTTAGTTCAGAAATTGAGTATTAGCGTATATGGTGAGTATAATTGTACTGTTAGTATGTATATGATAAAAACAGCTCCTGGGCGGATTAAGTTAAGAAGTGCTTGGGATAATACAGAGATTGAATACGGGTTTGTACACTGTTTTGATAATGCTAAAAGTCTTACGGAAATACCTGTTATAGAAAATAATTACACTCAGCCAATAGTTGATGGCTTTGAAATGCCTGAACTTCCTGATGAAGTTATTGAAAATATATTTAAAGAATTTGATAGTAAAGAATAAACTATTATATTTGTACTGATTCTACACTCAGTATGAGATATAGTTGGTGTAGATGTTTGTAATTGTTTTTCATATGACTGATATTTTGGATGATGGAATCCCTACTAGTTAATTCTGGTAGGGATTTTTCTTTCACATCTTAACCTTATTTATATGTTCTCTAGGATTAACTGTTTGAAGTTTTAGTATATTTGAGCAGAATTAAAACTGATTTACTATGGTAAAATATTTTTGTGATTGCTGCAATAGAGAATTAGATGGTAGGTATTATGAAATACCTATAATGAAACATATTGTTGAACAAGGTATAGATAAAATTATGTCAGGACATTTTAAAATGATTGACGGGGAAATGCATAGTATTTCTGGAGTCATAGTGAATAAACAACTTTGCCTACCTTGCTATAATAAAATTATGTATAGAATAACTGAGGAGTTTGAAAATTTGAAAAGTTCTAAATAGTATTAAAGTGGAAGATAAAGTAGAAAGATTAAAGGAAGTACTCAAGGAGTATGAACCTCACCTTAAAGTATGGAATACTATTCATTTAGAGGTTATAGATGATTTTATTTATATTATGTTTCTAGAACCTAAGCATAAAAATGGGTATTCATCACTTATTAAGGAAGCACCTATAGCTGATATTGATAGGATTATAGAGATTTATGAAACTAAACTTAAGAAGTATGAATGATTTACTAGAGATTAAGTATGAGATACTAAATGAATTATTAGAAGAATACTTACTATGTGAAGATGAATCTAAACTATCTAAACTAAGAGATATGATTGATAGGTTAGATTATAGTATTGATTTAGATGAAGGATATAAATATTTAAGTAATGATTAAAGAACCAAATTTACAGGAATTTCAAGATTTACAGTTAAATTTTGATATGATTAGTAGGGGTATTAGACCTGAAGGAATGGGTTTTGAGAAGTTTAAGTACTATAGAAAGATTACTCAGGCATTACTTAAGAGAAGACTTAAAGGAGAATTAGTACATATGAGTACTTCTCTAGGATTGGGTAAAGGAAGTGGGGTTACTTATATTAAACCTAAAGAATTAGTATAAGTGGAAAATATGATACCTAAACAATTTAAATTATTTGGAAGTACTATAGAAGTTATATTTGACAATAAGTACTGTAATAATAAAAACTTATATGGGGAAGCATCCTATAGTGAAAATAAAATTATCTTATCAAATGTTGATGGGGTAGATGATTTATCTCCAGATAGAGTGTTGGATACATACTACCATGAAAAGGTACATTTAATACTGGACAGTATGGGAGAAGCTGATTTAAGTAAGAATGAAAAGTTTGTAGAGATATTTTCAAAACTGTTAAGGCAGTCTGATATAACAAGTGAATATTAATTTTAATTTTATATAAATGGAATTTAAGGTAAGAGGAAATGTAGTATTATTTGATGCACTTGAGATTAAGAAAGCATCTAAACTTATTCTAGATATGAAAGATAAGAAGTATAAGCTGATTGTTGCTTATAGAGGTGATGAAGTTGCAGGAATACACATAGGTAATGAGATTGTACTTAGAAATGATAATGCTAAGGAAATAGTGGAATTAGGTGGACATATTTATTGGCTTACTGCTCCACATAATGTATTAGCAATAGTTGAAGGAAATGACGTAGATACTTATACTTATGAGGAAACTACTAACAGACAGAAGAATTCTCCATTAGCCGGAAGTGGCAATGATTTGATTCTACCGCATAATCAGGATATTATAATGCCTAATAATTAATTCAATTAAAATAATAAATTATGAATTTTGGACAAGCAATTGAAGCCTTAAAAGAAGGTAAATTAGTAGCAAGAGAAGGTTGGAATGGTAAGGGGTTATTTGTAATGAAACAAATTCCTGCCGAAATTGGATTAGAGATTATCCCTAAAATGCAGTCTGTACAAGAAAGTGCTAAACAAATTTTAGTATCTAGAGGTACAACTCTAAAATATGAGAATCAAATGCTTATTATAAAACCAAATGGTACGGCAGATTCATGGGTTCCAAGCTCTTCTGATGTATTTGCAGAAGATTGGATTGTTGTAGAATAATAATTAAATTAACTTAATTTAAATCCTCACTAATAAAAATAGTGGGGATTTTATTTTTTATATATAAATGTTTTATATATTTGTATTATAATTAAAATTAATAATTAATGGGTAGAGTAAGAAAAATAGGAGTCTATAAAATTACTTGTAATATTACTGGAATGTCTTATATAGGACAGAGTAATGATGTTTATAGAAGATTGAGATTTTATAAATCTCTGAGATGTAGGCAACAACCAAGAATTTACAGATCTCTATCTAAGTATGGCATAGATAATCACATATTTACAATCATTTGGGAATCTACCTATAGTAGTAAACACATAATATTACAAAAGGACACTCTTAATATTTTGGAAAAATTTTACATATTTAAATATAATACCCTATCTCCCAATGGGTTAAATTTGTATTCTGGAGGAGATTCTTATACAGCATCTGAAGAAACTAGACTTAAATTAAGTAAATCTAAAAGTGGTATAAATCATCCAATGTATGGAAAGATTGGAAAATTAAATCCAGCATCAAAGGAGGTTGTGCAATTAAGTAAAGATGGAGAGTTTATAAAAGATTGGGAATCTGCAACTGTTGCAGAAAAGACTTTAAATATAGCTAGAGATTTAGTATCAGCATGTTGTAGAGAAGATAGATATAGTACTAATGGGTATATATGGATGTGGAAAGCAGATTTTGATACTTACGGGCCAAAAATATACAAATTACCAAAAAGAAAAGATAGTCTATCAAAGAAGACTTATCAATATGATTTACAAGGTAAATATTTAAGAGAGTGGAATTCTACTATGGATATAGAAAGAGAACTTAATATTGCAAATACATCTATAAGTAATGTATGCACAAATCAAAAAGGACAGGCTGGAGGATTTCAATGGAGATACTTTATAAATGAAAATGGTATAAATGAATATATTACTAAGGGATTTCATGTAGTAGTTACAGATATAGATACAGGACTAATTCAAGAGTTTGAAAGTCTAGCTAAAATAAGTAAGACCTTTAAAATAAAGTGGTATATAATTAAAGAATGTTGCGAAGGTATTAGGAAATATTATAAAAATTATAAATTTAGTTATAAATATTAAATGTAGATTTTAGTTATGAATAATAGGATACCAAAAGATTTTTTTATTACTAAAGGCTCTGGATTATCTGATATAACCATGCATGCTGGAGCATTTCATTTTGCATTATGGGATGCTGGAATTGATGGTTATAATTTTGTAAAATATTCATCAGTTTTACATAAAAAAGCAGAATGTGTAAATATTGAAAGTATTAAAAGTATGCCAGAACACGGTAGTGAGATGATGTGTATTCAAGCTATTGCCGAAGGAAAGGGTGGAGAAACTATTTCAGCAGGTATTATTTATGGATATCTTTATGATCTAGAGGGCAATTGTTATGGAGGGATAGTTTGTGAAGAGTCTAATACGTATGGTGAGTCACAATTAACTTACAAATTAATAAATATAATAGATGATATGTATTGTAAAACTTATAAAACTAAAGGATTGATACTAAGAGATGTAAAAACAATTACTGAAGAATTGTCAATTCCTAATGATGTTAGATTTGGATGTTGTTTAGTTAGTCTGTGTTTTATAAATTATTTGTAGTATGGAAATAAAAACTAATGTTAAAGGAGTAGATAAGTATATTACTATAGTCGGAATGCTTAGTAGCAAGTTACTTGGCAATGAACCATTTTGCGATTTACAACCTAAATGTCAGCTAGTATATGCATACTTACTATACTATAGAAATGATGTGTATGGGCATTTAGAGGAAAATTTGGCTAATAAGTTAACCTTTGATGGTGATACTAGAAGACTTATTGCAGAGGCACTTAAGGTAGAGAGAGTAGGTGTTTCTAACTATACTAAGATTCTTAAGGAAAGAGGTATTCTTAATGAGGATAAGAAATCTTTCAATAAGAAGTATCACATACCCAATCTTAAAGAATTTATTATTAGATTTGAGTAATGTTTATTATAAGATTTCATTTTAGAAATGTAGACGAATCTATAGATTTTATAGAACAATCCAAATCTATGTTAGAAGGATTTGACTATAAGATTAATATAGAGGATAACGGTAAAATAGTTAAAGTTGAAATATTAAAACTAAAAGATAAAGTAATATGGGAAGTAAAAGGAAAGTGTTTTTATATGAACTAGCAACTGGTAAGACTATAGAATTTAATAGTCAGACTTCTGCTGGAGAGTTTTTACATGTTAGTGAAGCAACAATACGTAAGTATAATAATACTCTTAAAGAGATTGATGGGTATAGAATATATAGTGGAGATAAAGTAGCACTTGCTGGAGAATCCTTATTAAATAGTATTAATGACCATAAAGAAACAAATGAAAACATTAATACTAATGAGTTGGATTCAAGGATAAGTGAATTAGGTTATTCTAAATCTGATATACAGTCTGTTAAAACTTGGCAAACCCAGAAAGGTGAGACTAGATTTAGTATTGTAACTAAACCAGATCAAGTTAATTCTGAAGAATTCCTGGAGAATCTTAAGAATAAGTTATCTGAATCCGTCAAACCATTTGAGATTCAACTTACACCTGCTAAAGTTAGTGGGGTAGATTTAATAGTTTATACTTCAGATAAGCATGTTGGGGCTTGTAGTAAAGATTCTCAATATAATAATGAGTATAATGAGATGGAATTTACTCGTAGAATGCAACAAATCTATCAAGAAATTGCATATGTAAAATTTGAATTTGGGCATATTAATAGTCTAATATTTATTGATTTAGGGGATAATCTTGATGGGTATAATGCTCAAACTACTAGAGGTAATCATCCACTACCCCAGAATATGACTGATGAGGAATCATTTGATACTTATGTAAATGTACATAAGATATTCTTTGATAGTTTGGTAGAAAATAGTATGGCTAGTGAGTATAAGGCATACTTTGTAAATGATAGTAATCACTCTGGAAGTTTCGGATATACTGCAAATAGGGCATTGGAGATTTATCTTAATGTTAAGTTTCCATTCATAGAAACTATTCAGATGAATAAGTTTATGGAACATTTTATTCTAGGAGATGATTGCTATATTCTATGTCATGGTAAAGACAAGATTGATAGAAAGAATGGATTACCATTACATCTTAACGATGGTACTTATAAGTTAATATCTGACTACATTGACTATAATAAGTTACATAATTATAACGTACATTTTGTAAAGGGGGATTTACACCAGAGTGCTTTTGAAAAGAATAGTAAGTTTACTTATAGGAATATACCTAGTGTATATGGTGCTAGTAAGTGGATTATGAATAACTTTGGATTGAATAAGCCTGGATTCTCAATGGATGTTTATCATATGGGGAATATTTATAGAAGAGATATTGAACTTTAAATTATAAATTATGGAAAAATATTATTCGCCAAGTTCAGAAGAATTAAGAGTAGGTTTTGAATGTGAGATTAAATTACATACTGGAGAATGGAAACCTATAAGATTAACTGAAGAATCCATGAAAACTACCTACTCTTCAGTAGATATTATAAGAGTTAAATATTTAGATAGGGATGATATAGAGAGTTTTGGGTTTGAATTTTGTGGTGCTGGATTTGATAATTATATGAATCACTTTAGTGATGGGTTCTTTAATATATGTTTTAGAGATATTGACGGGGATAATAAGGGAATTTCAATTAATCATGAAAGGAATAGTGGGGAGTATGTAAAAGATTTTTCTGGGTTTATAAAAAATAAATCTGAGCTGGAAATACTCCTAAAACAACTAGGAATTAGAAACAATGAAGAATATTAAACTATGTGTAAAATGTGGTTGTAGTGCTAGTAAGGTAGTAGAGGAATTTAATATAAAGATTCCTCTATGTACCAAGCACTATAGAGAATATATTGAGGAAGAAGATGGATTTGTTGATAATGTGGAAGTAGTGGAGGAGGAAGAATATGACATTGATTAAACCTAATTACTTCTTAGATGGAGTAATGAGAGAAGTTGCTACTAAATATGATATTCCATTTGTTAAAGTACAAGAATGTATGGCTGCTCAATATGAGTTTGTTAGAAGAAGCGTTGAGAGTTATAATTCTAAAACTCAAACTGGAGCAAGGGTAATATATTTACCTAACTTTGGAAAGTTTATTATATCGGATAAGGTAATTAGTAATTTACAGGAGAAGTATAAAGATTATAAGGAGAAGGAAGATGGAGAATAAATATTACACACCTAGTATTGAGGAATTTAGAATTGGGTTTGAGTATGAAGTGTATATTCCAGAAAAAGAATTGTGGAGTAGTGAAACTTTTTATTTAAACCAATCTCATATTGATATTATAAAATATGTAGATATACAAACAGAAAATACTTTAAGACGAGTAAGAGTAAAATATCTAGATAGTTCTGATATAGAAAGTTTTGGGTTTGAATATAGTCATACTCCAAGAAAAAATGTGCTATTATTTAAAAGTAATGAATATAATTTGTGGTTTGAAATGGATTTTAATTTTGTTAGAATAAGAAATACTAAAGAGATACTTCCGGGGAATATTCAATTGTTTTTTGGGAAGATTAAAAATAAATCAGAACTACAACAAGTTCTTAAAATGATAGGAGTTATAGAATAATGAAACTATTTGAATTAAATAGACTTACCTATGAAATAGAGATTGCTCCTGAAGCATTACTATTAGAACCTTTTAAAAGGCTTATTGATAGGGATAAGTCTAAGACTAAGGATATGGTTAAGAAGGAATTGGCTTTGATATACCATTATTGCGATATTAGAAGTGATTATTCTGGTATGGAAAATAATACTAAACTTGCTCAAATTATTGAGAATCTTAAGTTTAGTAAAGGATATACTCCTGATAAGATGGTAAAAGAAGCAATGGAATTCTATATGAGTTTTAAGACTCCTATTCAAGAATTATATGAAGGGGCTGTAATTGCTGCTCAAGCAGTTAATGAGTATCTTAGGAAGTCCAAAGAATTGTTGGAAGAAAGAACTAAGGATGGTAAGATAGTGACTGACATTGCTAAAATTACAGCGTCTATTGAGAAGTTACCTAAGATTATGATGAACCTTAAGACTGCTGAGAAGGAATATATTAAGGAAACTAAGGAAACTGAGGGAAGGATGAAGGGGTCTAAGGCAATGAATATGTTTGAGGATGGATTAAAGACTGAATAGTATGGATTATACCAAACTAAATAAGTATCAAACATTAATAACTCCAGAACTAGAAAAGTCTTTACCTAAAGAAGTTTATGCAGAACTTATCAATACTATTGATACTATTCCTTTTGTTAATTGGTTAGTACAACCTGAAGAAGTTAGGGGATTTGCTAAAGATAGGGTTAGGCATAAAGATTTAGATGATTCTGATGAAAGAAAGCAATATGATGATAATAGGATAGTTGTAGATGTAACTAAACCTCATATACTTGAGGATATGGATTTCTTTAGGGAAAGGGCTATATTCTTTGATAAGTATGGATGTTATACAGATTTAACTCCTAATCCTAATCCTAATAGTGATTACGCTTTATTTTGGAAGGAAGAAATTAGAAGGTGGAAGGATGGATTAATTAAACCTAGTGATGGAGAATGGATTCCAGGAGGATTGTACTTTTATTGGAATTATTGTCCAATATGGCAAACCCAAACTGACAGTATAACTATAAAAGGTAGAACTAAATCTAGGGCTAAACGTGTTAAAAAATTCCCTAAACCTTGGTTAGGAGATTATTTATTTTATCATTATATAGAACAGGCTCAAGAATATGCACTACATGGTAAACTTCTAAAATGTCGTGGCGTTGGATTTAGCTTTAAAATGGGGAGTTTATCTCCTAGAAATATGTATGTGTATCAAGGTGAAGGAAATCCTAATTTCCATTTGGCTAGTGATAAAGGATTTTTACAGGGTGATAAGGGAGTATATAGTAAAGTAATCACTGTATTAGACTGGATTGCAGATACTACCCCACTCCCAAAATTAAGACTTGTGAATAGTGCTAGAAGTATGGAAATTAAACTGGGCTATCAAGATGAATATGGGGTAAATAGAGGCCCTCAGTCTAGTGTATTTGGTATATCTCTTAAGGATAATCCGGATAAGGCTCGGGGTATTCGCGGGCCTTTAGTCCATTATGAGGAAGATGGGCTATTTCCTAATCTAGAAGATGCATGGAATATTAATCTTAAATCTGTAGAGGATGGTGACGAATCATTTGGTTTTCAATTAGCTGGCGGGTGTTTAACTGAAAATAATTATGTATGGACTCATAATGGAAGTCTAAAAAGAATTAAAGATCTTAAAGTATCTGATGGTATAATAGGATTTAATAATGATAATCAAACTTTTACTAAAGAACCTATTACTTATTTACAACCTACTATTAATAAACCTTGTTTGAGAATAGAAACTAATACTGGAAGATTTATTGAATGCAGTACAGATCATCCTATACTGTACAGTCATTCTTTACTCTTTAAAAGAGAAGAACTACCTTCAGTAAATGGTAAAAGAAAAAGAAAGACATTTAAAGTAGTATCATTTAATCCTGCAAATAATTTAGTAATAGGAGACCAAGTAGCAACATTAGATCAGTTTCCCATATTTTCAGACATAGATATGTGGAATCCCAGACTAGTTGGATGGTTAGTAGGTGATGGTAGTTATGGTATAGATAAGACTCCAGTATTATCTAATTGTGAAGATGAGATAAATAGTTGGTTACATAATAATTTTAAAGATGATGTAACTACAGAAAAATCATATATAACTAAGGATGGTAAAACTTATGAAGAAAATAGAATAAAAGGTATCACTAAAGAATTACGTAAGTTAGGGATATATGGACAAACCAAATCAAATAAAAGACTTCCAATAGACATACATAATTACTCATTGAACACAGTCACGGAGTTTATAGGGGGATTTTATGATACTGATGGATATATTTCAAATACAGGTAGAGTTTCTTTATCCTCAGGACATAAAGAAATCTTGTTAGAAATGCAATTGTTATTACAAAAATTAGGTATTCATGGAAATATTATGTATGTTAAACCAAATTTTAAAAACCCAAAAAGTAAAAATGGACATTATAATCTAGAAGTAGCAGATAGAGATAGTTTATTAAATTTTCAAAAGCACATAAAACTATCTCCTAAAGTAAAAGCAGAAAGACTTGCTAATATTCATAATTTATATAAAAGTAAATCTCAACGTGCAAAACATCTTTCTGGAGTAAGATTTGAAAGAGTAGTTAAGATTGAGAATATAGGTATTCAACCTGTTTATAATTTAACTGCTGGAGAAACACATACTTATGTAGGAAATGGAATTATTACTCACAATACAGGAGGTACAGAAGGGGCTAGTTTTGAGGGTTCTGAGAAACTATTTTATCATCCAGATGCCTATAATATATACGGAATAAGTAACGTATATGATAGAAATGTAAATTCTGATTTAAAGTGTGGTTTCTTCTGGGGAGCATACTTAAATAGAAATAAGTGCTATGATTTAGATACAGGAGAACCTGATGTAATAAAGGCATTGTGTCAAATTTTACAAAATAGGTATAAAGTAAAAAATAATTCTACAGACCCCAAAGCAATTACTCAAAAAAAGGCCGAAGAACCTATTACTCCACAAGAGGCTATCATGCGTAGGGAGGGGAATATATTTCCTGCTGAAGATATTAAGAACTATCTTGCTGAAATAATGCCTAACTTCCAAAACTTTGTTAGTAGTCACTATGTAGGCAAACTAGTTATTAATACTTCTGGAGATGTAGAGTGGAAACTAAATGAAGGTAACTTATACCCTATTAGGGATTTTCCATTTTTAGATGGTAATAAAGAAGGTGCTGTAGAAATATATGAAATGCCTAAAAGATTTGGTAATGGGGAAATTCCTGTTGGTAGGTATATTTGTGGTATAGACCCCTATGACGATGAAACTGGTACTTCATTAGGCAGTATATTTGTATTTGATAGGTGGAGTAGATGTATAGTTGCAGAGTATACTGGTAGACCTAGATTTGCAGATGAATTCTATGAGATTTGCTATAGATTAGCCAAGTATTACAATGCAATGATAATGTATGAGAATAATAAGAAAGGATTATTTGTATATTTTAGAAATAAGAATATACTTCATATGCTGGCAGATGTTCCTAAAATACTTACTGATAAGCAGTCTTTAAAACCTGATACATTATATGGGAATAAATCCAAAGGGTTCAATGCCACTGCTGAAGTAAATACATTCTTAAGAACTGCTCAAGTTAAATGGATGTGTGAACCTTTAATGGATGATGAAGGAAACCCTAATGGATTGACTAGACTACATAAGATTAGAAGTGTTGCATATCTTAAGGAGTGTGCTAGTTGGAATAGTGATGGTAACTTTGATAGGGTTAGTGCTATGGGAGCAGTAATGCTGTATGATTTAGAATTAGGTAATGTAGAGATTAAAAGAACTACTGAACAAATTAAAACTAGAGCACATGATAAATATTTTGATAAGTTCTATGGAAACAAATCTAAAATGTTAAATACATGGTAATTAAATTAGTGTTGATGATATGAATATGTATAAATTTGGAAACTAAATATTAAAGTATGATAAAGGAATCATCTGCAATGGGAGTTCAAAGTGTTAACTTTTTCCCAGCACAAATGCTTACTGATAAAGAAAGAACTGATGATTTCTATCAGCAGTGCATTGATGCTGGATTAAGTATAGTTAACTGGAACCTCAACTTATATAGTTCAATTGGTGTAAGAAACACCAGAAAGAATAAGATTATCAACTACAATCTTTTCAATGATATTGTTGATAGAGAGGAAATGAATAGGGTTATTAATCCTTGGGGATTTGATGATGTTGCCAAACTTCCTAGATATAAGAATTACTCTTTACTAAATAGTAGTCTGATGTTGCTATTCGGTGAGGAAAGAAGAAGGGCATTTAATCCTATTGCTACATCTATTAATAGCGATGCGGTTAATGAGAGATTACGAACTATTAATAATGCTTTTACTCAAACTGTAACACAATCACTTATAAATCCAAATGAATCTCCTGAAGAAACTGAAAGGAAGATGCAGGAGTTTGGTAAGTGGGCTAATTTTGAGTATAAGGATAGAAGGGCTAGAATGGCTCAACAGGTTATTAACTACTTATACAGGACTGACTATGCTGCGGAGACTTTTAGTAGAGGATTTGAGGATTTACTAATTGCTGGGGAGGAGATATATTTTGGAGATGTTATAGGTAATAAACCTGTACTTAGAAAGGGTAATCCTTTAAATACGTATAGTTTGAGAGCAGGTACATCCTATAAGATAGAAGATTCAGATATTATTGTTGAGGATGGGTATTTACCTTTGGGAGAAGTTCTTGATAGGTACTATGATGATTTATCACCTAAAGAAATAGATGCACTACAACAAGGATTTAGAATATCTACAGGTAAAGGGCTTATTCAGGGGCAAGAGGCTAACCCAGTATTTGACCCAAGTCTAATATTTGGAGTAGAATTAAATGGTAATATATTTAATCCCAATAACTCTGATGTATCATATTTTGCTGGAGGATTTGATGTTCAAGGTAATGTTAGGTGTACTAGAGTTCTTTGGAAGGGTATGAGAAAGGTAGGCTCACTAGAAACTACTGACCCTGAAACAGGTGAAACCATTAAGAAGTATGTAGATGAATCCTATAAGCCTAACAAAATGTTAGGTGAAAAGATAGAGTGGATGTGGCTATCTGAATGGTTTGAAGGTACTAAGATTGGTAATAATGTGTATACCAGAATGAGACCTTGTCCAGTACAGTTTAGAAGTATGGATAATCCATCTATCTGTAAGCCTCCTGTGGTAGGTATAGTTGTTAATGTTAATGCTAATAAGGGTAGAAGTTTGGTTGATATGACTAGGGAATATCAGTACCTATATAATGCTCTTATGGCAAGAATGGAAATGACTATGGTTAAGGATAGGGGTAAAATGGCTAGACTAGATTTATCCTTAATTCCTGATGGTTGGGAAATGGATAAGTGGATGTACTATGCTGAGGTATTAGGTTGGCAAGTAGTAGACCCATTTAATGAAGGGCAGAAAGGTGCAGCCACTGGTAAGTTAGCAGGAGCAATGAATCAGAATTCTTCTTCTATAGATTTGGAACAGGGGCAATACCTACAAAGAACTCTACTAATGGCAGATTTCATTGCTAGAAGAGTTGAGGATATAACGGGTATTAACCCACAAAGAAAGGGGGCTGTAGATAATAGGGAAACTGTTGGAGGTGTTGAGAGGGCTGTAACTCAGAGTTCTATGAGTACTGAAAAGTGGTTTGTACTACACGATAATGTTAGAATTAGAGCATTAAAGATGTGGCTAGAACTTGCCAAGTTTGCTTGGAGAAATGAGCAGTTTAAGAGGCCATATATTATGGATGACGGTAGTATGGGTATCTTGGATTTTGACTATGAAACATTTGTAGAATCTGAGTATGGTATAGATATTACTTCAAGTAGTGCTGATATGGAAATGACTCAAGCACTTAAGCAACTTGCACAACCATTTCTACAAAATGGGGGTAATCTATCAATTGTTGCAGATTTGTATAGAACTACAGACCCACAAAGTCTACAGAGAAAGATTGAGGCTTATGAGCAACAGATTGCAGATAATACTAGACAGACTCAGGAGCAGCAGAATCAGATACAAATGCAGCAAATTGAACAGGCTAGTGCTCAAGCAGAAGCTACTGCACAAAGAGAGTATGATTTGGAAATGGCTAAACTTGACCTTGAAAGGTATAAGATTGATACTGAAGCATCTACTAAGATTCAGGTAGCACAAATGGCTACTTATAATAAGAGGGAGGATATTGACTTAAATAAGAATGGTATTCCAGACCCAATGGAAATTGCTTCTAATGCTTTAAATGCTAGAAAACAAGAGGCTGATGAATTTCAGAAGGAGTTAGATACTACATTAAAGTATAAGTTAGAACAGGAGAAAATGGATTTAGAGAGAGAGAAAATGCAACATGATAAAGAGTTGCAGGATAAGAAGGATAAAGCAGCAATGGCTAGAGAGAAGTTGAAGGCTAGTACAGCACGTAAAAATAAAGTTTCAGGAGAGAAATAACTATGAAAAGAATATCAGAAGAATTAGAGAAGAGAATTAACATCCATATAGAACTTGAGGAAAACTCCTCAAGGCTCTATAGGGCTATGGGAGAATGGTTTGAGTACAATGGTTGGTTTAATGCTGCAAAACTTTGGAAGAAGTATGCAGATGAAGAAATGGCACATTGCAGTAAGTTTTATCAGTATCTACAGGATAGGGATGTTTTACCTGTAACTCCAATGGTTAAAGAACAACCTAATGAGTATGAGTCTATGGAGAAGATTATAGAGGCATCTTATAAGCATGAAATTGAGGTAAGTAAGGAATTATCCAAAACTGCAACAATGGCTTTAAAGGAAGGTGATTTAACAGTATTTGGATTTATGCATTGGTTTATTCAAGAGCAAATTGAAGAAGAATCTAAGATGATGGCATTCTTGGATAGAATTGATATGCTTAAACAGACTAATACTAGTCTATTCTTTATGGAAGAGGCTTTTGAAGAAGCTTTAGGATAATATTATGTTATACGTGAAAATTAAAACTAATAAATAAATTGTAGAAGAATTTAACTTTTAAGTTCTTTGCTCAAAGAAGAAGGAAAATTATGGCAGGAATGTTTGATGTAGATTTTAATTCTGACCCACAAGGTGAGTTGGAAATGAATATTGATGAAATAGTCAATTTAAAAGGTAGTGAAGATTCATCTACTGAGGAAGAAAAAGTGGATGATAATAGTAAAGAAAAAGTAGATAATACTGATTCTGATGAATTAAATCTTTCAATAGATGAAATTATTAAATTAGATTCTATTGAAGATGGTGAAGTAAAAGAAGATAATAATGAAGAAATAAAGCCCTCTTCTGCAACAAAAGAGACTGCTAATTCCTTCCTTCTTCTCAGTAAAGCTCTTGCAGAAGAGGGTATTTTATCTGAATTTGATGAAGAAGGTTTCGGAAAATTAGTGGAAGAAACAGGTAGTGGTGGTAAAGCACTACTACAGTTAGTAAATGCTAGGGTAGAAGAAATGGAAAAATCCATTAAAGAAACCTACGAAGAAGACTATAAGACATACTTACAGCTAAAAGAATCTGGAGTACCACAAGATGAGGCATTTGAGTTAACTAATTTAAGCTCTCAACTAGAACAGATTGATAATGATATTCTAGAAGAATCCGAAGAAACTAGACGTGGTATTCTAGAAATGCATTTTAAGAATACTACTAAGTGGGATGATTCAAGGATATCCAAGCATATTGATAAGTTGGTAACTAATGGTGAGGACATTGATGAGGCAAAGGAGGCATTGCCAGAACTTCAAAAGCATACTAAAGAGGCTATTCAGAGTAAACAGAGTGAGTATGCTAAGTACCAAGAGGATTTAGCAAAGCAACAGGAAGAGGCTGCTAAGGATATTAGAGATACTTTCAAAGCAGACGCAGAAATTGTTAAGGGAGTTAAGCTTACAAAGACTCAAGCCATTAAGGCTCAAGAATTACTTTTAACCCCAATCAAGTTGGAAGATGGCAGTATAACTAATCCTTTGTGGGCTGAAAGGGCAAAGAATCCTTTAGAGTTTGATAAGAAGATTGCAGCACTATACGCTGCCGGAGCATTTGAGGGCAATATAACAACTGCAAAAGCAAGTAAAAAAGTTGCTCTGGATGAATTAGATAAAGTACTTAAAACTGGTAGTAAATCTTCATTTAAGGGAAATACTGCTGCTAATACAGAAGTTATTGATGAGCAGAAACAACTTCTAGATGATAAGTTTATGCGCTCAATAAGAAGAAATAACGAATAAAACCTATTAAAATAATAAAACATGGGATTTCAAGTAAGTAAACTGCAAATTACAGAACCTAAATACTGGAGTAACTTTACCAGTATGGATCACCTGGCTGCTATGGGTAACTATCAGCCTGAATACATTAATCAAACCTTGGAATATCTGTATGATGTAAACTACGGATATAACTTTGGTAGTATGATTAATAAGCTACCTGTTCACTATATTGATAATGGTGAAATGAACTATAGATGGGCAATGATTGGTGGAGAGGAAAGACCTATTCCACTAGTAAAAGCCTCTCTTGATGCAACTGGTACTGCCCTTAATGCAACAGACAAACCAGGTCAATATGGTGCCAGCTTCTACATGTGGTTTGCTGAACCATATTTTACTGCTACAACTACTTTACTTGGTTCTAAACCAGAAGCATATGTAATTAGATGTAAATCTGATGCTATTCAGGTAGGTGATTTATATCGTCATGAAGTAGAATTACTTACGTCAAATCCAGCATTCTTTGTACCTGTTGCAGACCTTATTGCAGACAGCCTATGGAATGAAGGATGGGGGCAAGTAGAACAAGCCCTCTCTAAGAGGGGTAATGGTATCCATCATGGTACTCACTTCATGTTTGAGAATACCCTTAATGTAATTCGTAAGAACTATGAAGTTCCTGGTAATGTGCTGCGTAATGGTACTCAAAATAACCCACTTGCATTTGCATTTAAAGATTTGGAAACTGGTCAAACTAGTAAGAAATGGATTGATAAGCAAGCTTGGGATTTCTATCGCCAGTTTAGAAATGATGCATATAGACTAGACCTCTATGGTAAGTCAAATAAGCAACTTGATGGTTCTTATGGTAATAGAGGTGAATCTGGTAATGTAATTAAGTCTGGATTTGGTCTATATGAGCAAATGAATAATAGTAATATTCTATACTACAATAAGTTTAGTATTGATGCATTACTTGACTTTGTACTTAGTGTTACTGTAGGTAAGTTCCGTGAAGACCAGCGTAAACTTGTTGTTACTTGTGGAGAATATGGAGCAGTTCAATTCCATAAGGCACTACTTGCTAAACCAGGTGCATCTAGCTTCTTCAGAAGTGATTATCCTCTTGAGAAAGCTGCTAATGGCAAGTTAGGTTGGAATGAGGGACAATTCACTACTATTAAGTGGGTTAATGGTATTGAGATTACCTTGGTAATTGATAGCCAAAAAGACAGCCCTTTCCATACTTTGAAGCATCCTGATGGAGGTAATGTTGCATCTTATATCTATGATATCTTTGACTTTGGGCAAACTAATGGTCAGGCAAATATCATGCGTGTAATGCAACGTAACTTTGAAGAAACCTTCGGTTATATTCCAGGTATGTTTGACCCATTTACTCCTGGTGGTAAGGCTGGTAATCCTAAGACTATTACCTCTTCTGTAGATGGTTACTCAGTATATGGTTGGAAGCAACGTGGTATTATGATTAAGAATCCTCTTAAGACAGGTAGGTTTATTCCTGCAATCTATAGATAGTAATTCTAATTGTTTGTAAAATGTTAAATAGGTGGTAGTTTATTCTATCACCTATTTTATTTTTAATTTAAATAACATTACTTTAGCATAAAATTTAACTAAATTAGTAAAACATGGAAGTGAAGGAAGGAAAAGGACTAATTGAGGAAGGTCTTGATAAAGGATACCTTAAGAGTAAAAAGGTTTATATTAAACCTCTTATTCAGGCACAGCCTCTACTTGGTGCAAATCAAAAAGGGCATCCAGCCCAATTTATGATGGATGAATGTAGATGGGGATATACATTAGGTGTTACTAGGGCAGGACATCTAATTAATCCATTTGAATCTGAGGAAGAAAGGAAGTACTTTGAGAGTATTTATGATAGGTCTTTAAACTACCGTGATAACGTAGATAACTTCTGGACAACTTTTATAGTTTATATTGATAAATCATCTGAGCTACTTGCTGGTAGAAAATTTCTAGATTTATCTATTCCAGAAGATAACCTAAAGTATAGGGTACTAAAATCCTGTGAAACAGACTTTGCAATTGGTAAAGAGGATTATGATACAAATCCATTTAGGAAGTTTATTCTTGTAGATGAAGACTTCTCAATGAATGAGGATGCTGGTAAGCTTAAGGATGAAACTGATGTTTACATTGAGATTGGTAAGATTAGAACTTCTAAGACTGAAATGATTAGATTCCTAACTCTATACTACGCAATGAAAAGAAGTGGTAAGATTGTGCCAGAGGATAATAAGAATGAGTGGTATGAATCTGAGATTATGGGTTGTTTAAAGAAGGACTTTGAGATTGTGAAAAAGATTGTTGATGATAAGGATAGGAATATCAAATCACTTATCTCAGATGGGCTTGTTAAAGGGGCAGTAGAAAGAGTTGGGGCTGCAAGTTATAGGTTGCCCGGAATGCCTGAATCATATACAATGGAGGTATTTATCTCAGTAATTAAGGATTTGAAGGAAGTTACAGACCCATTGTACCTAACCTTAGTTGCTCAGGTAGAAAGTAAAAGTGCTAAGAAAAAAGTAGTAAAAGAATAATATAATGACAGTACAACAATTCATAGATAAGTTTAGATTACTTACAGAGGTAGTTTCAAGTTATGAAGCCCCAGGGCTACTAGATGTTGAAATCTATGATCTGCTTAATATCTCTCAAAAAGAGTTGGCTCTAGAGTTGTGTACTAATGGAAAGGCTGATAGCTTATATAGTCTAATAGTTCAGGGGGAAGTATCACTTTCCTCTGAAACTATTGGGCCTTTACCTAATAATAGCAAGGTATATAGAGGGAATCTTCCAGATAACTTCTTTTATCCAATAAAAGGGCAAATTGCTATAAGTAGAACTGCCCTATCTAGCAGTGGATTTATACCTACATATGAGATGGGCAATACTATAGTTAGCCTTAAGGAGGTTGATGTGGATTTTGCAAATAATTTTATTGAAAATCCTTTTAATAGGAATACTATTTTACTTAATCCTTTATATTGGATTGAGAGTCAGGAAAGTCTTAACAAGGCTAGGATAAAGGTTATTGCTGATTCATATACTACTGTTGGGGCATTTACAACTATTATAAGTCAACCAAATGTAGTTTTTACCTATATTAGGACTCCATCAGATATTACTGAATCTGTTACTTCAGAACTACCAGAAATGTTACATGAAGTTATCCTTAATAAGGCTGTAGAAAAAAGGAATTTATCTCTAACATCTAATGCTAATAAAAACTAGTTAGTATGACTACAACAGAAATGATGTATGAATTTCAGAGTTTGCTAGATACTTCTGTTCCTGCATATGCTGAACAGTTGAGACTAAATTCTGATAAAATAATGATGCAGCTTAATATTGGATATAGGAGATATATACTGGAGAAATTTCTATCATCCAGAGATTCCAATACAAATGCGCTAACCATACAAGCCCATCAAGATGTTCTATCAAATTTAATTGAGGTGGCACATTTACCAGCAGTAAGTATAGGTAGTGGGGAACTTGTTGGTATTGGGTATAGTGTAGTACTTCCTGATAACTACTACTACTACATTAGGGGAGCTGTAGCAACTACTAGAGCAGATGAAATTCAGACCAGTGATAATTCCTATAGCAACTTAATACTTACTAACTCATATCAGACATTTGAAAATGCTAAAACTACTAGGTTTAATACCCCAATACTTAGAGAACCTATTAGCATACTGTTACAGGATAAGTTGGTTATTTTGGTAGATAAATGGACTAAGATAGGAAGTGGTAATGTATGTACTTTAACCTATCTAAAAACTCCAAAAAATCTTGGATTTGAGGATACTTCTATAGTGGCCACTGTACCAGAAATTGCTGAGGTTCTACATGAGGATATAGTTAAGTACAGCTACCAGCTATTTATGAGTAATATTTCATTTTCTAACAGAGTAAATAATCCAACCAATGACAACTAAAGAAATGGTATATAATTGTGATGGTAGGTTAAAAACCATCACTAAGAGTGGGGATATATTTATTCCTACAAGTGAGTGGTTACAGTACCTGAATGAGGCTCAGGAAATGGTATTTAGAGATAATTTACCATTTAATCAAGAAAATTTTACTCAGTTTGACTTAAACACTACCACCAGAAATAATCTAGCAGCACTTATAAAGGATAAACAGTACCTACCTGCGGATAGTAGGACTACTACCACAAGTAAGTTTTCTGGAGTTAACTATATATTTGAATACCCAATAGACTTAAAGTATGTAGATGTAGGTGAGGTAAATATGGTTAAAAATGGCAGGACTGTTTACTGTAGGGTTAAAGATGTAGAACCTAGATACTATCATCAGAATAGAAAAAATCCATTTAAAAAGCCTAATGCTGAGATAGTGTGGAGAATGGATTATGGTTCTAATGGTAAAAGGTATAATGAAATTGTTATACCTGAAGGATTTACTTTAAATAATTTTACATTAAGGTATATAATTAACTTACCTTGCTTGGACTATGAAAGTGATTCATTGTTGGCTAGTTCTCTACATATAGATATTGTTAACAAAGCAGTTGATATATGTATGAAAGCACACCAGAATAACTTATATTTGAAACAAGTTGCAATGCAACAAAATAATGAAAGAGAATAATTTTTTGTTTAACTAAAACTAAATTAAAATGATTGATGGTCAATCCGCAGTTACTGGTTTATATGCTGCAAATGCCGCTCGTGGGGCAAATACCACAGTTGCTACACTACCAAATAAGTCAGTAGCCATTGTAGATATGGCAGGTACTGTACAAACTTCTGCTATTACTGATACGAAATTGAAAGTACGTATCGCCTCTAAAGATTCTAATGGGTATGTAACATACTCTCCTGTATTTACTATGGGTACTGTTGAATCAAAGACTTATACGGACTATGTTGCCCCTACTCAACAGGTAACTATTGTTGGGTATAATCCAACTACTACTCTAGGAGCATTTGATGCTACAGTTAACACGGACTATGAGCTATCTCTAGATTTGTTGAGTACTTTTGGTATTTATAATAACACTCCTGTTATTAAACAAGTATCTTATGCTACTGGTGCTACTACTTCTCAGGAAGCAATTGTAACTGGTCTTAAGACGGCTTGGGATGCTTTGATGGCTTATGAGGCAACTCCATTTGCTATTATAGAAAGAATGTCTGATGGTACTAGAACTGCCTTTGCTGCTGGTACTGGAGATGCTACTGGTGTAAAACCTGTTAATGGTTCTACCTATGTACCATTTGTTAAGGCTGCTGATGCTGCTGCTACTATTCAAACAGCAATTACTTCTGGATATGTTAAACTATCTGGTGTAACTTATGTTGTTACTGGCGGCACTACTAGTGGGTTTACTATTGATAAACCTTTTACTGGAACAACTGGTACTATTGCATTTACAGATGGCACTACTGGTACTTATGCCACAATTACTAATTGGGGCCTTAAGATTACAGGACTACTTCTTCCAGTAGTTAATCCACAGGTACAAGATTACTATAGAGTAAGCTTCTTCACACGTCTACGTAAACCTAATCAAGGTATTTATGCTGATAGTGGAATTCCAATTGTAAATGTTACTGCTCCTTCTGATGGTAATGGTACTGGATATAAGCTTGCTATTAAGGAGTATAGGATGAACTTTGGTAATACTAACATCACCTTGAGTTCTTTCCCAACTACTAAGATTAAGCAAGAAATTGTACCTACTGCTACTTACGAGCAAATTGTACTTAAAGCATATGATGAAACTTATACCTCAGTAGCAACTGGAGTTCAGCCAAAATCTGTTTATGACATGATTATTGCAGTTGAGGCATCTCTAGATACTGATGTAACATCTCTTAAAACTGTTTTGGGTATATCATAATTAGTAAACTTATCTTGACATGGGTTGTTCAACCACTATAGGAATTTATAAGAAAAAGAGTTCAATTAAGGCAACTTTGAAGTTTAATATTGCTATTACTTCATTCGCTGATATATTTGTAGTATTCATAGATAAAAATGGTAACATATTAGGTAAGTATTCCAAAAATGCTGCTAGTGGGTATGATAACAACTCTGTCAAGATAAGTGCAATTAATCCAAATTGGTTAGAAGTATACATAGATACTACAGTCACGGAAAATGCCGTGGCTGATAGTATTTATGATATTACTATAGATTATAGGTTGACAAATTCAAACTACTCTTCTGGAGTAGAAGTTAAAATATTAGAGGCACCTTCTTTGAAATTTATAGAGTAATGGGAATTGATGTAGGACTATCTGAGGTTGATAGAATAGAGGTGGTATTTGAGGAAGTAAATAATGAAGATATTACAGTTGAATTATTAGATAATCCTGTAACCATTGAATTAGAGACTCCTCCTGAAATACAAGTAGCTATTAATGAAATATATTCGGATGTTAATGTTATACTAGACCATGACAAGTTAATTAATAGGAATTTAAATAAGCAGCATACTGCCGAGACTATTCAAGAATCTACATCTAAAAGATTTACATCAGACACTGAGATAAGTAATTTAGAACCTAAAAGGGGGATTGATGATTTTTATATTACCGATGCCGAAAAAAACCAAGGAGGTTTAGCAACAGGTAACGTTGTATTGCCTACTGTTAAAGATGTTGCTGATTACGTTAGTAGTTTAACATATAAACTTATAGCAAGTTTTAATCCAATCGTAGGCACTGTGGGATTTTCTACAATATATGATAATAATGGCAAATTATTAAGCGATTATAATATTAAAAGATGTATAATAGAAATTTATATTGCAACAAATGTAAACAGTGTTCAATTTGGAGAGTTATCAATAAATAACGTTAAAACATTAACATATAAACAAACAGGAAATTTAAGATCAGGTATTATTATTAGAAATAATTCTGAATCATACAATTGGATTAATATCGATTTTTTAGGGTTATTAAAATTTACAACATACGGGAATAATTCTACAACTCAATTAAATGATACTTCGTTTACAAATGCAAGTTATCAGGGCATAAATAGATCAATTTTAAATGGTATATTAAATAAGTTAGATTTAACTCTTGGTGGAGGTGCAACATTCCAACAAAATTCAATAATTAATATTTATGTACTATGAAAAAATCTATTGTTACGTCTAATGGGTCAGTTGAAGAAGTTGAGGATGAGGAAATAATAGTTGAACAACTATATAACTACGATCAACTAGTAACTGAGTATGTTCGCGAAAAATACTCAATAGACGATGAAATAGCCATCACAAATAATAGGATGGCTGTATTTGATGCCAACTTACTGCCTAGTAATAAAGAAGAAGAGTATAACCGAGAATACTACGAATATCAGATGTTTCGAGAAGATTGCAAGAAAAGAGCCAGATTAATTTGTAATATAAGTTAATACAGAAGTAATTATGGATGAAAAAGATAAAGAATTATTAACCCTTCAATTTACCAGAATGGAAGAGAAAATAAATGCAATAGACCTTAATACACAAGAAACTAATAAGAATGTAAAGGAGTTAGATAGAAGGGTTAGGGATATTGAGGAAATTGTGAGAGCTACAGATGCTAAAGACAAGCTCATAAATACAAGACTAGATAAGCTAGAAAGAATAACTAGTATTACAGGATTCTTTACAGAACATCCAAATTTGTTAGCCATAATACTTATAGGTATTCTGATACTCAGTATGAATTCTAATTTGGATATACTACTAAATCTTTTCAAATGACAATAACACAATCAGCAAATGGTAAGCAAGTTACCCTATCTGGAATAACAGATACTTTGGGTACACCAACTAAAATTGAGATAAGTAGGGGGTACAATACTACAACTTATATTCAACTTCCATATGTAAGCGGTAATACGTATACTATGGATTCAGATACTGTTGGTATTGAAAGTTTCTTTGACTCGAATGATATTTGGTTAGATGATATTTATGAGTTAAAGATTACTTATGTAAGTGAAACTGTAAATACTAAGTTTCTTACTTACTATAATACCACTAAAAAAATTTATAGTATAGAAGGTAAAATACCATATGATGTAAAAATGGGGTATCAATTTGACAAGAATATACAGTATGGTAGTTATGCCTACCTATTATATAAATCCCTTTTAATTGCCGCAGCTCAAAATTTATGGGAAAGAACTAATTATATATTAACAGCAATAAATAAATTAAATGACAACTACGTTTATAGATAAAGCCAAACTAGGACTATCTGAATTAGTTGTGAAAATGCTCATACTTAAAAGTAGTAACAATGCTTCATGGTATGAGTTTTTTTATAGAAGTTTGGCAATAATGATGTATATAGATTATATAGAAACCTTTGAATCTGGAATGTTTACTGAGGAAGAAATTGCTTTTGTAGAATTCAAGATTAGGGATATAATACCTATATCAGATGGTAATGTTGGACAGGGAGATTTAGAATTACCTAGTGGTAACTACAGGGTAACTGATTTAGGAGAATTTAGACTGCTTGATGATGGTGGATATAGGATTATATAAAAGCTAACTAATAACTAACTAATAATTAACTATGACTAATATAAGCCAAAAAGGTCAGCCTAAAATGGATAGATATTTAGGTATGATTAGAGAAGATGATTATGGTCTTGGGGATGGTACTATAATGATTAAAGGGGATGAAAATAACCCCCAACCTTTAGATATTAGATTTAGAGTGGAAAACTCCTTTGTTTACTTAGAGAGATATAATGGTTCTACGTGGGATATACTAGGTACTTGGGGAGGTTCATTTCAAACTGATAAGATATACCTTAATAATCTAACTGGAGTTAAGGGAATTTTTGATAATACAGACCCATTTTTACATACTTCTTACATAAGAACTACTACTAAAAAGGGAGGTATTGACATAGGAGATCAGGATACTACAGTATATATTACGGCTAAAGATTTAGATAATATCTTACTAAGCTACCCCGGGATTGAATACTCTAAAGATATAGTTACAAGCATAGATACTTTAATGCCCCCAGGAACTTATAATACCTCATTTACTTGGACTAATCCAACTAGTGAATTCACTTCATTTATTGGATATGTAGATGTTCCAAGTAAAGGGAGATTAATTATAAAAGAAGCTGCTTCAGGTAACGTTATATGGGAAAATATGACTGAAGCAGAATATACTGCTACGGGAGGCTCTAGTTCCATAGAGGCTATTAGGGATATAGATGGTAATATTATTGATTATAAAACTACTGGATACGTAGAAGTAGCCGTTAATCCACCTGCATATCTATACCAAAATGCCTTATATGATGTAGAGTTAATTGTGTCTGAGGGTAATAATTTAGGGGATGGTACATTTCCATATTTTGTAGTAAATGGATTAGAGTCTATATCTATACCAATAACTTCTTTGACAACTCATTTTCTAGATAGCGGTAATGAATTTTATGTAGATGGTGTTAATGGAAATGATTCTAATAATGGTAAAAATGCAAATTTACCATTTAAAACAATTCAAAAAGCTATTGATTTATGTACTGCTAATAGTGTGATAAATGTAAATGGAGGAACTTATACTGAAAACTTATCTATTGTAAATAAATCCACACATATAGTTCTTGGTGGAGAAACTAATTCTGTAATTGTAAACGGTACTTTAGATATCTCAGCCACATCAAATACACACCTGTGTATTAACGGAGGGGAGATACTGGGGCTAACCACTTTATCTGGAAATGCAGTTTTAGGGGGAGGCATACACTTTAGGTCATGTAAATTATCTGGAGGCCACACAATAAGTGGAACTCATGCAAATCCTATTAGTTTTAATGACTGCTATTTAATAGGAGTAGGTAGTGTAAACTATATTCCTTTAAATGCTTCTGCTACAGTGCAATATAGGGATTCATTTATGGCTAATATGACATCTATGACAGTTAGTGGATTAAGTGTTGTAGCTTTTAGTATTTGTAATGGATTGCCTGTAATTACACATCAGGGGGGTTATTTGGGGATTAGTGATTCTGTTCTAATAAGAAAAAATATAAATGGACATTGTTTAGTATCAACAGCTAATTTGGCTGCAACAAATCATCTTATTATATCTAACACTTCTTGCTATCAAGAAGATATGACTTACGGCATTATAAATAAAACAGGTACTTGTACGTATGTATTAACAAAAGTTTCTAGGTCTGGGTTAGATATTTTAAATGGAACTAGACTAAATGTTGATGTTTTTGACAACATATCTGCTGGGGTATATACTAGACCTACAATTACAGATAATGAGAATAATACGGTAACACTATCAGTTGGGGATTACTGTTTTTATCCAACAGCTGATAAGAAGGGTAATATTTGTAAGGTACAAATCTCTGGGGCAACATATAACTTGACAAGTAACACTGCCAACTATATAGTTGGAGATTATAATAATGGTGTTCCTATAATTAGAGTTACTACCAATGTTAATGAAATAAACCAATCCAATATAATTCCCATTTTTACTGTAATATCTAAAGATGGGTTACATTCAATTGATTGGAATGAATTAGCATGTGGATTATCTAATAAACTATCAGAAAGACTAATTAAGACTGATAGATTTAGGCTACAACAGGGGTTAAATCTAAGTACCGGAACTGGAGGTAAGATACTAATTTCTGATGGGATAGTTTGGTATGGGGCTACCCCTATAAGCTTAGATGCCTCTGATTCATCCATCAATCAAACCAGATTATTTTATAGGAGTAGTGGAGTATGGACTTATAGTAATGTAACAGCATACAACAGTACTCAATATGATAATGGTACTAATCTAGTAACTCTTACTCCAAGTAGATATGCTGTAAATTGGGTTTATAGGGGAGTGGAACATCAAAATCACATCTATATTCTTTTAGGTAGCGGAGATTATAAGCTAGATGAAGCTCAGAATGCTAAACTTCCTACAGCACCATTTCCTATTGCAGAGCACTGTATACTGGTAGGTAAGATAATATCTGCTTATAGTACAACTACCCCAGTAGAAGTAACAAGTGCTTTTGATAGAGTATTTGCAGGTAATTCTACCACTACTACTCTTGATGTGGCTAACATGCCAGTATATGAGAGTAATGCAACTGCTAAATCAGGAGGACTTGCTAACGGTACTATATACAGAACTTCAACTGGGGTTTTAATGGTAGTATATTAATTTGTTACTTTAACGTAGATTACATATATTTATCAAAAATAATTCTATGACAATTATACAGAAAACTATACCACAACTTAATCAAAATGAGTCTCCTCTAACTGGGGAGACTTTATTTGAGATAAGTATAGGAGGTGTATCATATAAGGATAGTCTTGCTAATATTCAGAATTACCTATTCTTTGTACCAGCGAAGGCTTATATTACAACAACTCCTATATATTTTAGTGTTGGTAAATCTACTAGTATTGCTGTAAGATGTACTATTGACCCTGGGGATGAAACTACATTTAATAGTAGGGAGTTATATAAGGGAACTAATTTACTTACAACTTACAGTACGTTAGACTTTACCTATAATGACACATTACTAAATACATCTCCTACTACAACTCAGTATAGGAATCTTGTAGATGTTAATAATAATGGGGTAGACACAACTTTAGTAGCAAGTAATTCTGTATATAGTGTTTACCCTATGTTATGGGCTACTACAAGTAATGTTTTAGATGGCAGTACTATCTATTCTGCAACTACTAAGGTAATAAGACCTAAAGAGAATACTACTTTAACACTATCTGGTAGTGGTGTATATAGTTACTTTGCATATGATAGTTCTTATCCAGATTTATTAGCAGTACTAGACCCTAATGGATTTAATATAATTAGTGGATATACTAAAACTTTGGTTAATGTAGTATCTACAGGATTAGATTCAAACTGGACTAAGGAGTATAAGATGTATAAGTTTAATACCATTTCAGATTTTAATGGTCAATATAAATTTTTATTTACGCTATGAGTAATACTATAAAAGTTGCAGCAGGATTTTCTATAGGTAATAGTGAATCTATTGATGATAGGTTAGTAGTTAATACTATTGCGGAAAGAAACAGTATCCTATCATATAGAAGATATATAGGACTTGAAACAATAGTTAGGGATGGAGGTTCTGGTACATTAAAGAAGTATAGATTAGAAGATGGAATAACTAATACAGATTGGAAAGATATATCTGAGAATGGTGTTATAGAAACTAGGGATACTAATGCTACTGCTAGTACAATTCCTCTCAGAGATAGTAATGGTAACTTCCAAATTAAACTTGCTCAGGATAAGATATTTGTAGGTAATACTTTTGGTAATGCCGAACAAAGGACTTTACCATATACTTTAACTGGACAGGCTGGTAAAGCAATTACAGTTAAATCAGATTTAAGTGGTTACGAATATACTAGTTTTCCAACAGGTAGTTTAAATACTGTAACTGTTAAGTCAGGTGTTACAGGATTAACTGCGACTAAAACTGGTGATAATGTAGAATTAGATGCTAGTTATCCAAATACTTTAGTACAATCTGGAACTGGATATCAGATATTAAAAAGTATTTCAAGTAACAAACTGCTGGGGGCAACCATAGTACAGGGAAGTAATATTACTATATCAGAAACTACTGGAGAAATTGTTGAAGGAATTGCTACTAAAAGATTAACCATTGCTGCTACTAATCCTACTTGGGCAAATATTCAGAGTAAGCCTAACTGGACAGGATTCATGCCTACTTCTACACTAGTAGGACAGGCTAATAAAGTCTTATCTGTAAAGACTGATGAAACTGGTTATGAGTATAGAGCATTTTCAAATGTTGCTGGTAGCAATACTCAGGTAATGTTTAATGATAATGGAGCGTTGGCTGGTAACAATCAGTTTACATACAATAAAACTACTGGAGAAGTTAGATATGGTGGAAATAGAATAGATAATACAAATTACAGCATTTTTCTAGGTTCTGGAGCTGGTGGGGCATACGCTAATTCATATACTGGAATAATTCCTGGGGGATGTACTATTATAGGAGGAGAATCTTTATATTCATTAATTTCCAGTTACAAATTTAATAGGTGTACTACACTTGGAAGTAAGACATTGCGTGGGGCTACAACTGCTGATTATTGTTTAGCGTTGGGGTATAATGCTGGATATATGGAAACTAATGCAGACTATAAATTTATAATAGAGACAAATGATGTAAGAAATGGGAACAAAGACTATCTAATAGAAGGAGATTTTTCTCAAAGATGGGTTAGATTTAATGGGGCTGTTAGGAAAAGAGTAGAAACTATATTAAATAGCGATGTAATTTATTCTGGAACAATAACATCTTATACTACGTCTCAATTTACAGACAACTCTGCAAATTTTACATCTTTAGGATTAACAGATTTTGAATTTAGCGTTGTATTAACTACAGGAGTTAATGCGGGGAAAGTAATTGCAATAGGATATAATATAAATAATACAACAATAGGAGGTGGTTCTAATCAAACTTCAAATTTGGTATTACCTATTAATGGGGAAAGTTATAAACTAATAAAAACAAAAAATATAGCGTCAGAAAAACTCGGCACTCAATATGAAATCAATTTAACAACTGATGATTATGCTTTTTTTATCCCACCTAAAGCAACTACTGGTGCAGATATTGAATTTATTATAAAATCTAATCCAAATAATAAAAAATTATATATATGCAGTAATGGGATTGACTATATATACCCAGATAATGCACGTGTAACTAGTGTTAAAACTCCACATGAAAGTACATTAATAAAATATACTAATAGTGGTTTGGTAAAATGTACAAATACATTAGATATATTACAACCCATAAAAACATCTACTAAAGATTTAGTAATAGATTTATATTCTAAAATTTATAAAATAGATGTAGCAACTCCAACAACAGTAACATTTAATATTGATTCATCCTATGTTCCAATATTAACAGGTAATTCATTAACTATAGAACTAGATATAAATATGACTGTTGTATCTGCTATGACTTGGCCAGTTAATGTAACATGGATAGGAGGAAGTGCTCCTACATTTGGTTCTATTGCTAAGTATAGGTTAGTATTTAGAACTGAAGATGCAGGAACTACTTGGTTAGGTAATTTAGCTTATACTTATTAATTATGATACCATATAACTTAAATCCTTTAGGGATTGATAGTCAATTATCAGATTTAGACATCCTTCGTCAAATCCGCGACGCTAATCCGACAAGTCAATTACCTACTTTGTGGTTGGATAGCGAAGACCCTTACACGCAATGGGAAGGGGTTACTTGGAATGCTGAAAAAACTAAATGTATTAGTTTGGATGTATCAAGTAAGATTATTACATCATTGTCAAATGTTAATAAATTATCCAATTTAGAATATTTATATTGTAATAATAATCAGTTAACAGAACTAGTTATAGATGGATTATTAAATCTTAAGACGTTATTCTGTAATAATAATCTATTGACTATTCTTAATTGTTATAATTTGACTAAATTATCATTTCTATATTGTTACAGTAATAATTTATCGGTATTAAATGTATCTGGTTTAACATCATTACAACAATTATATTGTAATAATAATCAATTACCTAACATATTAACGTTAATATCAAGATTAAGCATTACAATTGGGAATGCAGATTTTAATAACAACAAATTTGACACTGCCGAAGTTAACCGACTTTTAGGGATAGGTTTTACAGCAGCAGAAATAGGAACTCAAAACCCATAAACACAAAATACAATGCCAGACCCAGTTTATAAAAAAATATCAGAGTTAACAAGTTGTAATTTTATATACTATTGCATATAACAAATAAATAATTTTATTTTACACATTATTAACTAAATAGTTTTATATGAAGATTAGTGTAGATAAAGAAGGAAGAGGAATTATTAATCAACTGCTGGATGGTATGCTTAAGGCCTATGGAATATCTTTTATGAAAGATGCTGAATTTATTAATTCTATTATTGAGGAGTTTCCTGAAATAGTTGAAGAAATTAAGGAGGAAGAGTAATGGATAAGACTAGTCTAAGTAGAGTCGCTTTAATGCATCCTTTATTACGTACAGAATTAACTAATATTCTTAGTGAAATAGAACGAGGTGGAGTTAGTATTAGACTTACACAAACACTTAGAACTATCCAAGAACAAAATGATTTATACGCAATTGGTAGAACCAAACCTGGTAAAATAGTTACTAATGCTAGAGGTGGTATAAGCTACCATAATTATGGATTGGCTTGTGATTTCTGTCTGCTACATAAAGATGGCAGTATATCATGGAATATGCATGAAGATTTAGATAAAGATAGTATTGCTGATTGGATGGAAGTAGTTAAAATATTTAAGAAATATGGATGGAAATGGGGAGGTGATTTTTTAAAAATTGTCGATACCCCACATTTTGAAAAAACATTTGGTAAATCTATAAAAGATTTACAGAATTGTAAGAAGGATAAAGATGGATACCCTATAATTTAATTGATATGAAATTTGGATTAAAACATTATTGGAAACCTACTCCTTTAAAAATGAGGAAACTAGGTGATAGTATAGCAGTTGCTTGTGGTAGTATTAGTGGACTAGCATATATTGGACAAGCCCCTACTTGGGTAATAACATCTTTAATTATTGCCGCATTTGTAGGTAAGTTTATTACTAACTACTTTACTGAGGATGAGAAAGAAGGATAATATATACTTGGGAATAATACTGGTTCTTATTGGGCTAGTATTATTCTCTTTTAATAGGAATGTAAAGCCTAATACTATTATTACTACTAAAGTAGACACAATAAAAATAGTTAAGGATACCACTATATATAAAAAGAAGTTGGTTGCTTACAGAGTAGATTCAATTGTTGTAGATACTATCACTACTCCAGATACACTACTAAGAGAGGCTTATGTAGAACTTGTTAAAAAGTATAATCTAACAAGAAGTTATCTAGATACTGTATACAAAGATTCTCTTAATAGTGTGGCTATATCAGAACAGTGCAGTAAAAATGAAATACTGAATAGAAAGGTTAATGTAAGTATTCAGAATAGAATAGTTAATAAGACTACAACTATTGAGAGGAGTAACTACTATAATGGATTAGGACTTGGTGGTATAATAACGGCAAATTCGATAACTCCAAGTATTGCGTATTCAACTAAAAATTTTATATATTTAGGTGGGTATGATTTACAGGAAAAAAATATTAAATTAGGCTTATTCTATAAATTTAATTTTAGGAAATAATGACTCTTAGAGAACTGTCATATAGGTTAATGGATTTATACAGAAATAGCTCTGGTAATAAAGATGCAGATAATCTGGATTTAAGACATATGATATCTTTCATCACCACGTGCCGTGCTAGATTTATCAAGCAGAGAATTCAGAAAGGAATGTACTTTCCAGATGAAACTGTACTGCAAACACTAACTGCTGAGGAATTTCAACTTATTAAATCCAATACCTACAATGTAGTTATTGATAATATTAGTATGAATGATTTGGGTAGGGATATTTTAGTAAGTGTTAGAAATATACCTAAAACTATTGCTAATAATAATAGCTACGGAATATGGTCTAGGGTAAGCCCTAGTGATATGCTTAATGTAAGAATTAATATGTGTAATATTGAAAAGGCATTAAGTAGTGGTTATGGTAAATTCAATAATACTGAGATATATGGATTTGAGTATAATGGCAAAGTTTACATAACTTCAAAGAATCCAAGCGTTTTAGAAACAATTACTAGACTGGATATGAGGGGATTATTTGAATCTCCTCTAGAAGTTATGGCAATGCAAAACCCTACATTACTTGAGGAAGAGTTGTGGGATTTACCATACCCTATAGATATATCTTTAGTAGATGATATTGAGAAAGCAATTATAATGGAGAAGCTTCAAATACCAATGGAAGCAAAATCTCCAGAGTTTCCGAAAGAGTAAGAATAGTAATAAATAGAATTATATGTACTTTAAGAGGAAGGAAGGTAAATATAAGTCTGATGTTAAGACAAAGGATATTTATAATTTCTATAGTGAAAAAGTAAAGAATCCTTTGTCTGCTTTAGACTTTTCAAAGATTATTCAAGAAGTAAATAAAAACTGTATCTATAAGTTAGCACTTACAGGAGAAGAGTTTAGAATGCCCTATGGATTAGGAGTTCTTTATGTAGCCAAGAGAAAGATACATCTTAAATTAAATGAGGATGGTAGTCTTTACCTAAAGAACCTTAAGATAGATTGGAAGAAAACTAAGGAATTATGGGAAAAGAAGTATCCAGGATTAACTAGTGAGGAGATTATTGAGATTAAGGATAAGCCTAAAGTATTCTACTTAAATGAGCATTCTAATAAGTATAGAATGGTATACTGTTGGGATAGGAGGACTTCTAATATGAAAAATCAATCTCTGTACTTATTTAGAGTAGTTAGAACTCTTAAAGCAGAAGTGGCTAAATACTTTGTGGAGAGTGGGAATACAGATTACTATGAATTAAAACCAAGTACTAAAAATAAACAATAATGCTAAATCAAGGAACTATTACATACAAGGCTGTTATTGAAAAGATGCAGCGTGATACAGGATTTACACAATTCTACGAGGATGAGTGTAAGGAGTGGTTATGGGAAGTTATGAGTTTAATTGGCCTTAATAGTCTCCTTGTTAATACTCAAACAGATATTACCATAGAAGATTATAGAGGGGTTCTACCTATTAACCTAGAAACTATTCTAGGAGTTAAGAATCAGGTTACTGATGCCCCTATTATTAAAGAACTTGGAATATATAATAAGCAGCTACAAAGTAATCAAGATGCCGATGTAACTAGGGTTATTAGTGATGGGGTTAGCTATACCTCAGTAGATGGTACAATTATTCCAGACTTATCTCACACTATGGTTGATATTGTTAGACCTACACCATCTAACTATGGCAGCTTAAGGTATAGAATTCAAGGACAGTATATTTTTATAGATGGGCTAGAAAATGGTACAATTACTGTTGCTTATACAGCATTTCCCATAGAAGATAACTCTCCTGTAATCCCCAATGATGCTAAAATCCTAGAGATGTGTTCTTGGTATATAGCTAATAAGGTAGCAATGAGGCTAATGATTAGGGGGGAGATAAATTCAGGAGTGGCTGATAGAATAGAGCAACAATACTTATTCTATGCTAAATCTGCTAGAATTAAAGCACTTACACCTAATTATGCTATGATGGAAGCCATGAAGATGAGGATGGGATTAATTCCAGATACCACTAGATACTCCAACGGATTCTCAAATAAATACTAATGGAAAAGATATATCACAATTTTGCAGGAATGGATTTGGATACTTCTCCCGAGAAGTTTAATCCTAACTACTATAGTACAGCGTATAATGTAAGAATAGGCTCCAATATAGGGAGCCTTCCTTCTGAAGGAACGGATAATAAAAAGGGAAGTCTAGAAGGATTAAAAGGAATTAATGCCACACTATCGGGGCTATTTACAGATACGGATTGTAAAATAATTGCCCTAACTAAGATTAGAGATAATGTAGTATTTATTTTATCTACCTCTACCACTCAATCCATATATAATATATTAGAATCTGATTTAAAGAATTCGACTACTCCGACCTCATTTTTTACATGGAATAAATCTAGCTTAACTTTAAATGAAGATACTACCACAATACTAGGTAGATATGAAACAGATAAGTTGATTAAGGTATACATTACTGATGGAGATACATATTTAAAGTCTATTAATTTATCAGCAACTGCTCCAACAGATATTAAGCAACTTGAAGTATTTAAACCAGTTGAAATTAACTCTTCGCCATCTTTCACAGTAACTACGGGAGGAAGTTTGAAAGCTGGTAATATAGCGTATGGAATACAGTACTACTCATTAAATGGAAGTGCTTCTAATTATATTCCAGTAGGCCCTCTACTTCCAATATTGAGAGGGGATATTAATGACTCTAAAGTTCTAGTTGGAGGGACTTTAAATGAAGTAACTGATAAAGCAACTAGTATAACTATTCCATATGTTCCTAGCAGTAGCGGATTTAACTATGCAAAAGTGGTTAGAATCCATTATACAATACTTGGAGAAGTTCCTTCTATAACTGTGGTATATGATGGGGCTATTAGTAATACTCTAGATACTGTAATTACTGATTCTGGGCAATTTATAGAATCAGTTACTCCTGAGGAATACGCATTAATTACCAATCCTTTTAAATGTAAAACTATTGAGCAAAAGAATAATATACTTTTTGCTGGTAATATTCTTCAACAAGAGTTTGATGTAGATTATGATGCTAGAATTAGAAGATATAATTCTTTAGGCAGTGCCTACTCTGGGGATTTAAACCCATATAATGACTCTACAAAAACTACATTTACTGATGGTGAAAAATACACTTATGCATCAGATGGGCATACGGTAGGAGGTAGTGGGGTAAATGGTGTATACAATGTTTTTAGAACGAATATTCCAGTATATAATACTATAGATAAAAAACCTGTATATACCACCAATATTTACAAAAGAAGTCTTCAAAGAGGTGAGATTTATGGATTTGCTTTAGTTGGATTTGATGAATATATGAGGCCATCATTTGCCAAGTTTATCGATGATATTAAAATTCCTGGATATAATGAAAGAATAGAGGATAGGTTAGAAACTGCTAGAGCTTTAAATACTACTATAAGTAACGTAATACATCAAGAAGCTGTATATATTAATTTTGGCTTTAATAATTTACCTTCATCTGTAAAATATTGTGCAATAGTAAGAACTAGTAGAGAGGGAGGAGATGGATGTATTACTGACATGGGTATTGCTACTCCTCTTAGAGACTATGAAGGAAATACTCCAGGAGTACTTTTTTGCCCAGTCTCTAATATTGCAGGACAAAGTACTTTGAGGGTTAACTCTGAATCTATACAGTCTTTTTATGAAGTAATAACTCCAAAAGCCCTTGTAAATAAATCACTACCTAATTTTGATGCAGTACACTATTTTGTATCTGGGGGAAATGATTTAAGTACAGGCCCATATACAGTACTTAACTATCAAGAAGATTCTGCTCTTAATGAGGCAGTATACAAGACAGAAACTTTAATAGCTTCTAACACAATTACTAATTCAGGTAGGGTTACTTTATTAGATAAAAAATATTATCCATATAATACAAATAAAGATTCTCTATTTCAAATAGGAAGTAAGACAGTTAAATCTGCAACAACTTTAGTTGGGGATACTCATACAGGATTTAAAGGAACATGCGTATTAATTAATACACAATCTACCATTACCCCTGTTACTTCAGATGTATTATTTCCCCCCATGGTATGCCTAGTTAAAAATACTTATCCTTATGGAGGAAGTACTCCACAGGCGATAGAGCAGAGAAATTGGATATTAAGTAGTCCAATTACACGAGTTGTTGACGGTAGTGTAACTTTAACTACTAATGGATGGGGGGATACATACTCACAAATAGCAACAAATCCTAGAATATTAATAGATGTTGTAGGGGCAGATTTCCCAAAAGATATGGGAAATACTGTATATATTCCTTTTGAAAGTCAGGTACTTTTAAAGGGTATAGTAGGTAAAACCTTTGAAAATTATTTTACTTCTGGAGTATCGGTACTAACTCAACCTTTTAGATTAATGCAAGAATCTAAAGGAGTGTGGACTAATGTTACTTCAGACCCAACATTAAATTCCTTTACTCAAGAAAATGATCTATACGGATATAATTCTGCCTACTCTACTGATAACAAATCAAAAGTTTATATAACAAAACCATCCATATATGTACCACAAAATACATTTGATTGTACAGTAATTAATAGTGATAGAAAAATTAATGGTGAACTTATTGATAGTTGGACTATATTTAGACCAAATAATAAGATTGAATTAGATACTTCCAGAGGAAGTTTGACATCATTGGTTAACCTAAATAATACTCTATTCTTTATTCAGGAAAGCGGGGCTGGTACACTAGCAGTAGATGAAAGAGAGTTAATACCTTCTAGTAATACTGGTAGCTTGTATTTAGGTACTGGAGGAGTTTTAACAAGATTTGACTATATATTCACTAACTATGGGGCTAAGAATCAACATAGTATAGATAGTACTAACAGTTATATATACTTCTATGATTCAGCATCAGGTAAATTCTGTAGAATGAATACTCAACAGGTGGATATTATGTCTGACACAATGAGCTGTAAATCCTACTTTTCTAAACTATTGTATAGTTTACCTCAAAATCCTGATAGACAGTACTATATAGGAGCAGACAATATTAAGCAGGAACTTTACTTAAAACCCTCAGATGGTAATGGTATAGTATTTAATGAGTTATGGAATTCATTCTCATCACTAACAACTATTCCATTTAATAGAATATTTACCACTAAGGATATAATGTACTTTACTATTCCATATAACACAGCACTATCTCCATTTACAGGTAATGGGGGATATTTGTATTCTCTTGCATCATATAGTAATATGGATGTTACTAATGAACATGCAAATGACCTAGAATACTCTTTAGATAAATCTGTAGAGTTTATTAGTTCAGGACAAGTGCCAATGAGATTAGATTTAGTTGAATGGACTTCTAAGAATTATACTCCTTTATCTAATACTGATATAGAAGAAAAATATGAGATTTATGAAGAAGATATAATGTTTAAAGAATTTACTGACTCAAATTCTAATCCAAATCCAAGATTTTTTAACAAAAAAAGGTACAACCAAATATATAATGTTAATAACAGACAAAGATGTAAAGGAAATTATTTTAAAATAAAGTATATTGGCAACTATGATAAATTAAAAAAATCTAATTTTACACTTAATAGTTTTAATGTATATATTACACCTTTACTAAATAGATAAATAATATAAAAACATTATAGATTATGACTAAGAAGAAACTACTACTTGGTGGGAATGTTAATCCACAATATATAAACCCTATAAATAGCAATAGAAATATAGGTAGATTACAGACTACATTACCTAATATGGGAATGCAAGGTAATCTTACTAAGGCAGGTCAACTAGATACTTCTAGATTTAATGCAGGATATAGAGGTATTAATATGGGAGCTGCTGGTACAATTGCTAGTAGTGTAGGCAGTCAAATGCAAGGAGACGAGGCTCAAGATGTAGTTAGTAAAGCAGGGCCTTGGGGGGCTGCTATTGGAACTATAAGTAAGATAGGTACTGGAGCAATGGATTCTATGATTGACTATAATAAAGAAAAGATTACAGGGGGAGAAAAAACTGCTGCTGCAATTAAAACAGGTATATTTAATCCTGCTGCTGCATGGTTTGACCCTAATCTTTCAGGTAAAGAAAAAGTAATTGGGGGATTACTTCCTGGACTAGGAGGTATAATGTCTGCTAAAGCAAAGAAAAGAAAAATAGCAGATGCTAAGAGAAAAGAATCATATATTAATGCTCAACAAGATGCTACTATGAGAACTTCTCAAATGGTAGACACTACCCCAGATGTACAGGTAATGAAGGGAGGAGGATGGATACAAAAAGCTATTAATCCTTCTCATAAAGGATATTGCACTCCAATGTCTAAGCCTACCTGTACTGGACATAGAAGGGCATTAGCATTAAGATTTAAAAAAGGAGGTGATTTACATAAAGCTAATGGTGGATATATTCATAGCGAAATTGCTCCAGGCAATACTAAGATGTTAGAGTATGGCGGGCTTACACATGAAGAATCTCCTATTGGTGGAATACCTGTAGATGGAAATGGTAATATTACTAACTTAGGAAATGCTAAAGCACTAGTTGAAGATAAAGAAGTTGCGTGGAATAAAGGTAAAAATGATACTTACATATTTAGCGACAGACTGGGATTTGCTAAAGAGGCTAAATCTATTATGAAGGGTTATGAAAAAAGGTTAGGTAAAAATCTTGATGGTATAGATAATATTAGCAAGACCACAATGAACTCTAGGCTGGAGGATTTACAGAGTAAACAGGAATTTGTCAAGTCTCAACTACCAAAATCTAGTACAAATCAGATGGCAAATGGAGGTAATGTTCCTGATGCAAAACCTGTATTTACATATCCAGATACTCCTGAAAGATTTAAAATGTTTAAAGAAAGTTTGGAAGCTGATGAGAGGGCTAAAGATTTTGCCAGACTTTATCACTATAAACAAACTTTAGACCCACTACTACAAGCAAAAGATGTCAAATCCTATTCTGAGTTAGTAAAGGATATACCTAAAAATGTTAATGATAGGATTAAACTAGCAGATAATGCATACAAGGAAGGTAAGTATAAAGCCTATCTAACTCCTCAAGAAATACAAAGTACTCTGGGAGATAAGTATGAAGATTACGTAGCTCTAATGAATAAGTTGCAGAAACCTGAAATGGGCGTATCTGGAACTAATGAGCAAGGACAGCCAATTAATGAAATGAAATATGGACTAAGAAGTTCATTAAGTATAACCCCATATAGTAATGTAATGGTAAATAAAACTCCAGATAAGGCTAAAACTAAATCACAGTTTGGTGCACAAGTATTCTATAATCCTGAAAAGGATGGATATGAATATAAGTATGAAGAGCCTAAAGAATTTAAATGTGGCGGTAAGTTGCCTAAAATGGTAAAAGGTGGTACCATCCCTTATAAGAATGCTGTTCCATATAGTACAATGACTCCTTCTGAGGGTATAGATTATATAGGAAGAAATGCAGTAAAACCTATAAAAGGATTAGAGTATAAGTCTCCTGCACCAAAAGGTATTGGAAGTTATGTACCTTCTAAAACTGTAAGTACAAAAACTCCTACGGAAAAAACTTATTTAGGAGAGGCTGCTCCAATCGCAGGTAGTACTGCTCTAAGTATGCTAGGAACTGCTTATGCACTTAAGAATCTTAAGAAACATAAAGCAGTTAATCTTGGCAGAATTACTCCACAACAAATTAACTTAGAGGCTGCTAGAGAAAGTGCTAGAACTTCTGCCAAAGAAGGATTAGCAAATATTAGAAGTGCGGCTAAGTCAGTTGGTAGTCCTAATTATATGAATGAAGTTATTTCAGGAACTATAGGTACTCAAAGAGAATTAGGTAAAAATTTAACACAATCTTACTTAGCGGAGCAAACTACTAATGCTGCTGCAAGAGAGGAGGCTAATAGAGCTAATGTTGCTGCTGCTGCACAAGAAGCTGGAATAAATCTAAACCAAATGAATAGGTATGAAGATACTAAAGCAGGATTGACTAGTAACTTATTTACTATTCCTGCAATGGGAGTATCTGAATACTTAGGGCAAAAGAATCTGATGGATTCAGCACAACTTAGTGGAAGGTACAAGTTTAAAACAGACCCTAAGAATAGGTTTAAAAGAATAGTAGTAGCAAAAAAGGATGAGGAATAATATATGGCAGTAAATAATATGTTAAGCAATGTGCCTGGGGCAGTACCATACGTATCTATGGTAAATGACCAGGCAAATGCTGTACTTATAAATGCTTTAAATGAGAAGACAAAGCAATATGAGCAGCAGTTAAGTGCTATTGCTGAGAATGAAGCCCTACTAAATCAAATGAAGTATAGAGACCCTGATAGGGCTGGAGCCTTACTAAGGGCTGCTAAAATCAGTAGTGATTTAGATAATGAGATTCAGGAGAAGTATGCTGGGGATTATGGTAGTAGTGGTGCAAGAAAGGCAGTTGCTAGTAGATTAGCCCAAGAAAGAGGTGTGTTTTCAACACTACAGCAGAAGTATGAGGAAGAACAGCCTTATAAACAAATGTATCAGCAACTTAAAGCTACAGGGCAACTTGCCAAGAAGTATAATCCTACTACAGGAAAGGTTGAAGAGGTTAATCCTTTTACCCAATCTGTAGTA